AAGCGGCGCGCGCGCCGCTTCGGCTGCAGTCCCTAGATAATGGCCTCGTAGACGCCTCGGCCGAGCTGACGGGCCTTGCCCATCTTGACGAGCCGGCTGCAGGCGCTGCTGATGTTGTAGGGTTTGGTGCCCAGACGATGTGCCAATTCGACCCGGCTGAATGGGCGGTGTTCGCGCAACAGGAGGTCAAGGACCTTGGTGATCGAGTCGGGTTCGCGGTGAGGCTCGGGCTTCGCCGTGCCGTTGGCCTTCGGCTTTGCACTGCGCACGAAGATGGGCTTGGTGGGGTCATACTCGTAGGTGCCGAGGTGGCGGTATCCCTCGACACCCTGCATGAGTTCTTCGATCAGGCGCTCGAGTTCGAGGCGCCGGTCGGTCGGGATCAGGAAGATCAGTTTGTGTTGACGCATTACTTGGACTCCTTGGGCGAGACGTTGACGAAACATAGCTCGCACAGGCTTTCGTGCGGGATTGCTTCGAAGGGGAACGTCTGGCCGTTGGTCAGGCGGGAGAAGCGCACGGCGGCGAGTTTGGCGTTGGCCTTCATCTTGGCGACCGTTAGCCGCCGGTTCGAGGTTGGGGTGATAGGCATGGGCTGGACTCCATAGGTGGCGTGGCCCGATGTGGGACCACGTTTGCATTTTCGCAAATTTCGTTCTTTGAGTCAACCCCTCTGGGCCATTTTCCTGGCCGCTGGCGATCAATCATTCGTGATCGGGCTGCGGACATTGGCCTTGTCTGCACGCTTCCAGTTGTTTGTCGGTGACGGGCTCGCTGCACGTTGGACACATGACGTATGGGGCGCTTGGCAATGCGCTGGCGTCATCCGGCTTGATGACGCGATCCCATTCGGCCTTGGTCAGCGGTGATGGGGTCCAGCCGGATACATGGTCGTCTCCGCGTTTGGGCGCGTTCGCACCCTGCATGAACTTGTCGGCCTTGGCCAGACGTTCAGCTATCCACTCGGCACGATCTTTGGCTTTGGCGGCGGCAGCGGCCCGATCTTCCTCGCTGATGCCGATATGCGTGTATTTGCTGCCGCTGACGGGGCGCGGGTGCATCTGCGCGTCATTGGGGTCTCCGCCCCCGCGCTCGATGGCGCGGCGCATGGCGATGTGCCGCTTGCGCCAGTCATTTGATCCCCAGTTACGTTTGAGCTTTTGGCTCTCGGCGAACGTCATCTCCATCGGCGGGCGTTGACGTTCGCCGAGGCCGATGATTAGTTCCATGCAGATCGCCGGGTCTTGCCCACGGGCGTATTGGTCGCAGACGTTGCGCAGCTCGCTTCGGAGGCGTTCGTGGTAGTCCCGCATGGCGAGGCCCTCGTCCACGATGGATTTCATATGTTCCTTAGTGATTGGCATGGCAGTGTGTCCTGTGATGATACGCCGAATGGTACGACGCAATGATACGTTAACTGGGGGCCTTGTATCCGTCAAGGGTGTGAGGCTGGGGGGCCACGTTTGTTCCACCAAATATGTGCTGTTAGGGCTGCGGGCCACTTTGGCCTGGACTCCCTCCCTTCTTTAAATAAATATATTTGAGAAGAGAAGGAGGGGACCAGTGCTAAGCGGAAGTACTGGACGGACTGGACTGGTCGGGTCCAGCTGGGATTAGTGCGCGGATACAAAGGTGCCAGTTAACGTATTACTGCGACGTAACATGCGGTGTATCACCGAGCGCTAGTGCTCCAGCTTCAGGAGGAAGTGCTCCGCCCTTGCGGAAGTGCTCCGGCCGAAGTGCTCCGCCCTCGGGCTTCGCCCAGCGCGAAGCGAAAGGTGGTGCGCCGTCGATCATTGACGGGCCTTGGTAGAACACGAAGCCGCTGATTGCTTTGGTCATGACAATGTCCCCTTGTGTTGATGGTTGCGCAACGTATCGCAACGGGTCAAAATCAAAGCTCAATTTCCTTACGTTTGGCGAAAAGCAAATTGAGCAGTTCAATAGATCGGTCGTAGCTGTCCTTCATATCGTCACGGCCTTTGAGATTGTCGCAACGTCGCAGCAAGCCGCAGCGTAGCAGCGTGATATCCCTAGCGGTTAAGAACACGCTGACAGTTTTGTCATTCGTAAGCATAGCATTTCTCCCTTAGTGTGTATGGTTGCCTGATGTGTCCTAATGAAGCGTGACAAGCGCGTTCACAGCTTGTGCACGATACCTGTCAGCAATCGGGCACGTAGCTGCTGCTTAGTGATGTGTGCCTCCCACACCGCCCAGATAATGCCCTCGGCCACAAGGCTGATGCTATCGGTCTCCCGAAACGCTTCCTCGATGGCTTGGGCAAAACGGTCGCGCATCGCGCGCCGTTCCGCCCACCTGTCGCTGCTGGTCATATTCCCAAGGCCTCGGCCATGGCCCGGACGGACGTGTCCGGCGCCGCGTCGAGTAGCAGGCGTTTTACCCGCTCGGTGACGGGGATCGATGCGGTCCGACATCGACCGACACGAAGCGATCCGGACTTGCCAAGGTAGTAATAAAGCCCGGGCTTTGGTCCGGTGAAGCACAAGTACTTGCGGGACCGAGTTGTGCACGGTTTGCACCCGCACGCGGTAAGGGCCGCGACATATCGCTCTTGTAAGGTCATGATTGCCTCCGTGGTGTGAGAGGAAAGGGGCGGGTTTCCCCGCCCCTGAGTGTTAGGCCGTCAGGTCGAAACCGGCGGTGATCTCGGCTTTCGCCCCGATCCGGCGGTCGGCCTCGGCGCGCGCCGTTTCACCCATCGTCTTGCCGTCGGGCCCGGTATGCGCCGCCCAACGGTCGAGCAATTTCTTGAGTTGCTCGGCTTTGACCTCGTTGAAGGGGACGACCTTGGCGCCTTCGGCCCGAGACTTGTTCCAATAAGCCTTAAACGTCTCGGTCAGGCACTCGTTGTAGACCCGGGTCGACTCGTCCACACGCGGTCCGCGCACCCCGACCGAAAACTCGCCGGTCAGGAGGCTATTCCAACGCTTGTCGCGTGCCTCGGCTTTCTTCGCGTCGAGTGTCCCGTCCGCGGTCATCTTCGCGACCTGTTCCTTAGAAAACGCACCCGAGTCCGTAAGGATTTCGTTTGCGCCTTTGGTCACAAGCCGTGACTGGCTTTTCACCGGCAGGTCGCCGAACCGGATAGTCCGGCCGGTGGCGGCATCGGTGATGATAACGTCCGCGACCGTGGTCACGGTATCGGTGACATCGCCCATGTCGCTCACGTTACCGTTCTTTGCCTTCTTTGCCATTGTATGACTCCTTGGTTAATGGCTTGTTGGTTCGAACCAACAAGAGCATCCTACACGAAGGCACTTGCCCGGTCAAGTGCTAATTGGAAAAGTGCGATCACACATTGTTACAGCCCTGTAACATTGCGTGACCACGGCGAAGCCCACGCAGCTTGGCATGGCCCCTGGCTGGCCCTGGCGCGGGCCGGCCTTGCGTTAACGCGGGCGGAGACCCCCGCCCCGGCGGGACCGGGGGGCGGGCTCCAGTTGGGGCCCCTCTTACTGGCGGGGGGGTAGGGGGGGCCTTCAGCAGTGGCGTGCGGCCAGTTCTGAAGCGTCACACCTTCCGCGTAAACCGTTGCAAAAACGTCATATTCAGCCGGGGGGCCGAAGGCCCCTTGACATTTCCCCCGGCTAGGCGTATATGCCCCCCATGTTCGGAGGAATGACCATGGATGAGCTTCTGCCGGGGGCGGTGACGCCGATGGGCGTCGTCGCGTATGTGACAGCTACGCACGTTTTCGTGTACACTATGGCAGGGCCACGGGCCTTTCGGCACACACCGGACCCGGTAAGGTCCGCTCGCCCGACACCACATCTTGTGTACCGGCGCGCGGCGTGACACAATCGGGCCGTGACTGAAGTTGCTACTGCCAACACGCCCAACTGGCTGGAGACGCTAGTCGCGGAGGACGGGCTTCCGCCTGCGTCGTCCGCGATGTCTCCAGCTCTTTCCCCTGCGACAGTCACGGACCGGCTTCGTGCCCGTCACCATCAGCTAGCCCGATACATAGCCGAAGGCAAAGCCCCTCGCGAGGCCGCGTTCATCGTCGGCTACGCCCCGACCACTGTCGGTGGCTACATGCAGGACCCGGCGTTCCGCGAGCTTGTCGATTACTACAAAGCCCAGGTCCACCACGAGTACCTGGACATGCACCACAAGCTAGGGTCGCTTGCAGCGACTGCTGTGGACATCCTGCATGAGCGGCTCGAAGAGCGCCCAGCGGCTTTCACCAACAACGAGCTACGACAAATCATCAACGACGCCTGCGACCGCTCGGTCGCCCCCTCCAGGGGCGCGGGCACCGGCTCTGGCGTCAGTATCAACGTCCGCTTCGTCAAGGCAGAGCCCCAGCCCCCGGTCATAGACGTGACCCCCAGCGCATAGGTCGGTTCCATTGGGCCAGACGCCCCGAAGGGGCGCACGGGCCAGGAACCGCGGGCAGTCAAAGGCCAAAGACTATGCCCTTGCCTACGATTGAGATCGAAACCTGCAGCGATGGCGCGCCCTGTCAGGCCACGGCTTGGGGCGGTGGCTGCTACCGGCTCTGCGCCCTTGACCAAATGGCGGCCAACGGGCCGCAGCTGGCGGCCGTCGTAGACCGGGCCCGGGCCGGGTCGTCGGTCCATGTGGCGGCGCTGCAACGGGCCGGGTTGGACTTCTGATGGGACACCCACCCAGAGTGGCCAGGGTTGGGCCGGGACTGAGTCTGATCCCCCGGCCCCCGCCGCGACGGTATCCTGGTAAGGTGAGTGCATGTTAGGCAGGGCGAAGCCGTGAGCGCTGGCTATGACCGTTTCTAGGCGCAACTTTCTTACTGGTGCTGTTGCCGCGCTTTTCGCCCCGGCCGTTCCAGCAATGCCGTTGCCGGAAGCCTGGCCCGGGGTCATGGCCTCACCGAATTTGCTGACACTGAACATGATTACAAGGGAGGCCATTAGGCTCTTTGTTAACTCAAACGCTTTTCTGCAGGCTTTGGAGCAAGACAAGCTGTGGGATAAACCGCACATAGTCGGCTCAGAACTTCGCATTAGGATGCCTAGCGATGGCCAGTGGTCATGACCGCTTCTTCGACGACGACCCTGGCGACTTCGCCGAGCTGCAACGCCTGCGCCAGTCCCATTCCGCTATTCAGGACTGGCTGCGTCGTTTCCGCCGGACCGACCGGGAGTTTCATATTCCCTATCTTAGTGGAATATCGACTGATGGCTCCTGTGTCTACATTGACCGTACTTTACCGCTCGTCATCTTGCGTAATATATCGCTCGGACAGCTGCTTATTGTCCACGAGACGGTCGAATACGCGCTGATGCGGGCCGCTGGCCTGAAGTACGAGCCCGCGCATCACCTGGCCACAGCTGCCGAAGCTCACATGCTGAGCATAATCGCCCCGGGCACTTCGTGGGATGATTACCGCAGTGTCTTGCGTCCCTATTATCAGCCCATCCTAGACGATAAGCTCTCGGAGGTCCCCCAAGATCTGGCCCTCTACCCATACTCCGGCCACCTGTACAAGAACCTGTGGGACCTCCAGCACGGCAAAATCACGAAAACGACTGCCGGCTATCGCCCGGCGACTTCTGCGGTCAGATGTGGCACTTGCTCAATGTTTCGGCCCACTCACCGCAGCTGTAGCTTAGTCATAGACCTGATCTACGCTAACGATACCTGTGACAGATGGGAGCCGAAGGCCGGTGCCGAGGAAGGTAGACAGACTGGCGTGGGCCAGGCCGTGTAGTCGGCCCAATGTTCTGCCCCGCCGAAAGGTGGATTACCGCAATCTGAAGGCGGTAGGGCTGCGCTATGAGCGGGCCGTAGGCATAGCCGTCGAGCGACTACGTATTGGCAATGTACTGCGTGGCCAGTGGTTCGAGTTCTTCGACGCGAACGGCCACGGCTACTGCCAGCCAGACATCCTCGTCATCCGCCGGGACGATGTGGTTGTGCTGGAGTGCAAGCTGACCGAGGTCGATGAGGCCGAGGCTCAGCTGGAAGACCTGTACGTTCACGTCGTGCGCCGGGTTTACAAGCTGCCGGTAAAGGGCATAGTCGTGGCACGCCACCTGACACGGCTGACTAACACTGCTCGCGTCTACGACGGCTTACAAGCAGCACTGCAAGCGTCAGATGGGACACTCCCCGGACACTCACCCATCCTGCACTGGATTGGGCGCGGCCCGATAGACCACAAAGGACCGGCGGAACCTCGGTGGGACCTTGACACCGCGCTGCGAAGGCCCGCACAATGACGGTGGACGAATGTCCATTCCTTGCAAGGGAGAACTGACCGATGTTACACCGAGGCAAGCACGGCACAGACGGCCACCATGGCTCTGTCCGCCAGGCCCACTTCGACGCCCGGGCCAAGCACGTTGAGACTGATAACATGGGAGCTATGCACCTTCGGCATCCCAGTGACCACCACAACCCGCATTCCCACCTGCACAATGCGACGCGCCATCTGACGAACGAGGAAGCGCTTCGCGAGAAGCCGATCGAGTCGCATCTGCCGAAGCATTCGGTCGATCACCCGGGAGCATAATGTGTGTGACTTCAGCCTTGAGTCCTATGGGAGCCGCAAAGCTGAGCAGGGCGACCGGCTCCTGGTATTCCGGTTCCCGACTGGCACGACAGGTGTGTGCCGCCCCCATGAGCACAACTGTCCGACCTGTCTGGAGCCCGGCACAGAGCTGGCATTCGACGGCCCGATCGAGCTTTGGGACGGCCTGAAGCTGCCTCCGGGCACCGCCACCTTCATCCAGTTCGAGTGCAACGCCTGGATGCGGAATGGCAAGCCGTTGCATCACCGGGACGGCCTTGAGATGGCGGACGGTAAGCGCGTCCTGTTGCAGAACCTGAAGCCAGGTCAGACACTGTCCGTGCTACAGGTCCCGGCCGAGCCTGATGCGGATGCCATTTGGGCCGCGCTCATGGCCGCAAATACGCGCCCGGCTGACTACGGCGTGACGAAGCGTCTCTCGCGGCAGCTGGCCTTGGCCAATGCCCGCCGTTAGCAAAGCGCAGCAACGCCTGGCCGGGTACCTGAAGGCGCACCCGGCCGAGGCCAAGCGGCGTGGCATGACTAAGTTCGCCAAGGACTTCAGTCACGGCCCAAGGGGCACGACCAAGGGTTTGCCAGAACGGAAGGGCAAGCGTGGCAAATAGCATACTCAGCCGGGGCGCTATTGCGAAGAAGCCGGTCAAGCCGCACAAGCTTGGTAGGACCGTAGGTATGCCGAAGGCCATGGGCCTGGCGAAGGCCGCTGGTCCTAAAGGCAAAGGCGCGAAAGTTTTTGCGAAGGGATACAAGCTATGACCGAGGGTGAGTACAGAGTCGGGATCGACTTCAACCCTGGTGGGCACACCATGGTCAACCAGATCAAGCGGGCTGCTGCCGATCTGATTGATTTAGTCGGTGCTATCCCCGTTAACGGCACGAGCGAAGTCGGTCGTCTCAAGGCGCTCGCGCAGACCCATCTCGAAGACGCAGCCATGTGGGCTGTGAAAGCGGCCACGAAACCGCCGAGGGCGAAACCATGAGCCGAAAGCAACTCTGCTCTTGCGATGTGATCGCGGCAACTCCTCTCCATGGCGGCAACTCCGTCCACGCAGCTACGGACGGCATGTGCCTCCCAGGAGCATGGCGGTCGGCCCTGCCTGGCTTCGCCGCTGCGGACGAGCCGGCAGGGCGACCTGCCCCCGGGGTAGGCCCCGAGCGGCTAGGCCGAGTCGTGAAACACGAGCTGGAGCGGAAGATCTGACCGTGCCTGCGGATAACAAGCGCAATGCCCGTGTCTCGGCTCGCTACGACGAGCTTATGCGAGAGGGAAAGCACGGACATTACGAGACACTGTTCCGGGTAGTACGCGAAGAAGTTGAACGGGCCCTTGGCCCTGAGTCTGCCCCCGCGGGTCGGGGCCCGACTGACGTCTATGATCCGCAAGGGCGATAGCCCAGAAAGGAGCCCGCTATGGCTGGCTTTTATACACCTGGCGTCCCAGCAGGGACGAGCGCGAATGGCGGACTCCCGCTGACAGGGTCCGAGACGTATCCGGTTGACACGAACAAGACACAGGGCATCCTGCCGGAGACCATGTCGCTGAGTGGCGCAACGATGGGCGCTATCGGCGTTGGCCCCCAGCAGAACCTGGGCACTGTCAGCTCCGGCACGATTGTCGTGGACGCCTCGACCGGGTCGTTCTTCATTGTCACGCTCGGCGCTGTTGGCCTGACGTTGCAGGTGCTCAACCCGAGCCCGGGCCAGTTGATTGACATTGAGCTGAAACAGGACGGCACCGGGTCCCGCACGATCACGACCTGGCAGACCAAGGTCGGCGCGGCGGCGGCGCAGACGATTAGGTGGGCCGGTGGCACCGCCCCGACGCTGACGACGACTGCGGCTGCTACGGACGATGTCAATATCCGCTACGGTGGCACAGGCGTAACTGCTGCCGCTGGCGTTCCCTACGGGCGCGGTAGCAGCACGTTGGCCCTCGCGTAAGTCGTCGTTGAGAGCCCCCCTCCCCCGACGACCTAGTCCCGATGGGGCCGTTGCTCAAGCCCCCCGACGCGGCCCCATCGGGCGCTATATGAAGGCGCTACTGAGGCGCGAGACTTGGGTCCTGTACCGCAGGACTCGCCGAGGACTGGAGAGGAGCGTGGTCTCGGTGTTGCCGCCTCGGCGGCACCGGGAATACAGGCCGAAAGCCCATGTTTGTTGCAACAAACATGGGTCCGAAGGACTCCCCGATGAACAACGGCCAGCCCCCTCCCTCCGTCGATGCTGACTTCCCAGCCCCCCTCCAAGTCCTCTTTACTCCGAAGCGTTATAAGGTGCTCTATGGAGGCCGAGGAGCGGGCCGCTCATGGGGTGTGGCTCGAGCATTGCTGCTGCTTGGAGCCCAATCCCCCCGACGGGTCCTCTGCGCCCGTGAGTTGCAGAATTCTATTCGCGACTCCGTCCACAAGCTCCTCGGGGATCAGGTGGTTCTGCTTGGGCTGCAGAATGTCTACGATGTCCAACAGTCCGTAATCAAAACCTGGCCCGGGGTCTTCCCGCAGGGCCAGCAGTCGGAGTTCTCGTTTGAAGGCATTCGGCACAACGTCAACAAGATCAAGAGCTACGAGGGCGTCGATGACTGCTGGGTCGAAGAGGGCGCAAACGTCACGGAGAACTCGTGGGAAGTGCTGATCCCCACGATCCGCAAGCCAGACTCCCGGATCATCGTGACGTTCAACCCGGAGCTTGAGTCCGATGCTACGTACCAACGTTTTGTCATCAACAAGCTGCCGCCCGAAATGTGCGACCTGGTCTACACGACGTGGCGAGACAACCCCTGGTTTCCTGACGTTCTACGTCAGGAGATGGAAGAACTTCGCAGCCGTAACTACGACGCATACCTGCATGTGTGGGAAGGCCATTGTCGGTCGATGCTGGATGGCGTTATATTTGCCGACGAGCTTCGTGCGGCAATGGCCCAGAACCGAATACGCGACGTTCCGTATGACCGTGCCACGCCAGTCAACGTCTATTTCGACCTGGGCCGGGCTGACCACACCAGCATGTGGTTTGTGCAGCAAGTTAGCTTCGAGTACCATCTGATCGACTTCTATCAGAACAACCTGAAGCACATAGATCACTATCTGAAAGTGATGCAGGACCGGCAATATGTCTACGACACGATCTGGCTCCCGCACGACGCGAAAGCGCAAACGCTCGGAAGCAAAATGTCTATTGAAGAGCAAGTACGTGCGAACCGTTCTTGGACCGTCCGACTTGTTCCGCGCCTTAAGATCACTGATAGACTTAATGCGGCAAGAAGCGTCTTTCCTCAATGCTGGTTCGACAAGCGCCACTGCGAACCTGAAGGACTTCGATCTCTTAAGCTGTACCGTTACGATGTCGATCCGCAAACGCGACAGTACAGCACGAACCCGGTCCACGATGATGCGTCCGACGCAGCCGACGCTTTTTGCTACTTTGCCGTTGCAGCAAAGAAGGGCTCCCGGAGAGGGAGCCTGAGCAAGATACTGGAAACGGCCCGGGCCAAGATTTCGGGTAATTGGGATGCCTTTGGCCAGAGCGACGCCGGGCCGAATATGGACTCGTGGATGCGATGACTTTTATGGGGCGCTTCCCGATGGATCAGACGCAGTTGCTTGGCGTCAAGCTGGCGCCGACAACGCAGACGCAGCAGTCTGGCCAGCCGTGGGCGATATTCGTAGATCGGACGATTAGGACTCCGATAGACGGCGCGACGTTTACGTCAGGAGGCGTAACAGTTCGGCTGTATCTGTCGCAGCAAGACCCGTCGGCCATTGTGCAGCAACTCAACAGCGCGGGCATTCCCTGTACGATTGATCGCAATGGCATACTCCTGCTGACGGGGACGGACTTTATGCCGACGTCAAGCGATCCGAACTTGCTAATTGCGCTCGGCTTCGCCCCCGGCAACGAGCTGCGCGAGGATAATAGTCTTGAATTGCGCGAAGATACTGGCAAAGAATATCGGGACGGCGACTGATGGTTCTTAACCCACAGGACAAGACTGTATCGCAAGAGGCCCCGGCGGGCCCGCTTACTGGCACGGAGCTGGTCCGTATTGTGCAGGGTGGGGCCAGCGTTAGGGCCACGGCACAGCAGATTGCAGCACTGGCTGCCTCGACTGGTGGCGGCAGCATCACGCGGGCGCAGATTCCGACTGTGACCGTAGCTGCGAACACGATTGTTACGACGGGTTATGCTACTGATGGCGATCTTGGCGCTGGCGCAATATACACGAAGTTTGTTGGAACTCCACCAGTGTCCGAAACGCTGGCAATTCAGGATGCGTCGGGACAATGGTTCAACATCGTTGTGCCTGAAGGCAGGATTAACGTCGGCTGGTTTGGCGCTATCAACGATGGCCAGAATGTTACTGGTGGAGGAACCGACAACCACGATGCTTTCCAGCACGCGATTGACTACTGCACCAATTCTCACCCGTTGCCGCCGGGTTTTCCACCTGGCAGCGAAGTCATTCTATACGAAATGTTTGTCCCTTCTGGTAGTTACAGGATCGGAAGTACGCTAACTGTTGCCACAAACGATGCTGGTCGTGGGCACATCTTCTGGACTGGCGAGGGAGGAGACTTTGGATTTTACAAACGAACCGTCCTCATTTTTGACCATGCCAGTCCCTATTGCATAACCATAGCCAGTCAGACATCGGCGGCTAATCACTCAATCATCCGACACTTAGGTTTTGCCGCGATCAACCAGAGTGTTTTGCAGCATTGCTTTAATCTTCAGAGTGGGCAGCACTTCGTTGACGGCATAATGGAGGATTTGCAGTTCTACAACTTCACCGGCTACTGCATCTTCTTTACCAACAACAACGCCTATGCACAGTGCGCTACATTCAAAGACATCTTCATGTCAATCGTCGGCGGCTTCATCGGCGCCGACGTGGCGTTGATTACCGGATCAATTTCCGGCACTGTGCTCACCGTGACCGCAGTCGAGAATGGCACCATTCGGCCGCAGACCGCTATCGCCGGTTCCGGCCTGCTGCGCGCGTCAGCGATTGACGGCACGGCGATCAATTCCAACACGTTCGTGCTCAACCAACTCACCGGTACTCCTGGCGGCGTCGGTACTTACACCGTCAGTGTTTCGCAAACCTCACCGTTACAGCCGATGCGGCAGAACGCGATGTTCTCCGGTGGCAACGTGTTCATCTTTCACAATATCGATCTTGAAAACGGAGTGAACCAGGCATTCCGGCAATACGCCTTCTTTGATTTCATCAACATGACCGACATTACGATGCATCAGGTGATCTACGAAGGAGGTGCATCAACCAATGTAATTTTCCGCCTTGGCGGTGGGCGTTTCAAATTAGACAGTTTCTACATTGAACAAAGCAATTCACCTACGGCTGACTATTTCTTTGAGGTTATCGACAGCGATAGCACTGTGTATCCAGAGGTGCATAACTGCACTTGGGAAAATGCAGCGAATATAAACACGATCTTTTTCAATCGTTGTAGAGGTATTGATTTTCTGCTCCATCAAGCTGTCCCAGCCGCAGCCCACCCGGTTTTGGAAACTGATGTAAACTGGGGAACGACCGGCCCCGGTATAACATCAGTCGGATGGAATCGGGTAATTCAGGAAAATTCCGGTAAATTTCTGACTTTTAATTCGAACCTGATTTCCAGGTTCGGGGTGCGAGAAATAAAACACGCAGCCAATAGCGGGCCGCCGCGAGGGCGGTTGTTTACCTCGGTCATAGATGATGTGCTTTACGAGAAGCACGGCGCATGGCTGGACGGAGATCGTGGCGGCAAGCTGATAGCTTTGAGCGCAGTTGGCGCAACAAGCATTGGAATGTTCACTGACGCAACTGAGGGTCGGGTATTCGAAATTTTGGCCCCGGCAAACACGCTCCCTGATTTTCGCATTGTGATTAATGTGCCGACTGAGTTGGCAACCTTTCAGATGTCGGTTGCGATGCGATACTACTTTGCAATTTCGGTTGCTACCACGACGCCGACACCGATCCCATTGCTACCAAATATTGCAAGCAACTATTATGATGGGACAGCCATTTATACCTTGGCCGATGTACCACTTAATGCGTGGGCAAATGCGTTCATGGTGCTGATGCCACAAACGGCTGGTGCGGCAGCGGCTCGTATCGACTCCCAGCTATCGGGTTTGAGCCCCGCCGTTACTGATGCAACACCCAAGCTGCGCATCGCGTCACTCTACGTTGGGTTGGGAGCGAGTGTTCCATATATGCTTGGCGGCGCCGCAGCGGATCAGCCGGTGACGTGGTATGCTACGGCAGCCCCAACATATGGGGTCTATATTGTCGGTGATCGAGTCATCAACAGCGCCCCGACTGCGGGCCAGCCCACGGGCTGGGTCTGCACAACGGCGGGCACGATCGGCAGCGGTTGTGTTTTCACGCCTGATGATGCGTTGCAGAGCCTGCGCACTACCGCCAACAGTATTGTCACAACTGGGACCTATACAGTGGTCGACGCCGACGACACTGTGACTTTCAACGCTGTCGGCACATGCACAGTGACGCTGCCTGCGCCAGCGAGCTACGTTGGCCGGTGGCTGCATTTCCTGACGATTGCGGCCCAGACAGTTATCAGTGCAAGCTCGAATGTTGTTGCGCTGACTGGCGGGGCGGCGGGCACGCCGATTTTGGCAGCCACGAGCGGCAAATGGGCCGCGCTGCAGTCTGACGGGACCAACTGGCGTATTATGCAGGGCAATTGACATGGCCGACTGGGAGGAGACTGCCACAAGTCCCGAGGACAAGATCATCGGGGAGGCCCATACTCGGTGGGAGTCCTGCAATACGTGGTATAGCATCAGCCAGCGCAACTGGCTTGACGACTGGAAGTTTGGCAATGCCGACAGCGTCAACGGCTACCAGTGGCCAAATGTCGTCCGCACGGCCCGGATCAAAGAGCAGCGCCCGGTCTTGACCATCAACAAGACCAAGCAGCACTGCATGCAGATCATCAATAGCATCCGGCGCAACCTGCCCGAGATTAAGGCTCGGCCTACAGGGGGCGGTGCCTCGTTCGAGTCTGCCAAAGTGGTCCGGGCGCTGACGCGCCATATCATGTACCAGTCAAAGAACGAGGCCCATATTCAGCGGGCGCTGACATTTCAGGTCTTCTCCGGCATCGGCTACTTCCGTGTGCGGACGGACTACGCTGACGACACGAGTTGGGAGCAAGAAGTCACGATCGAGGCCGTCCCGGACCCCATCGCCGTGTACATGGACCTGGACGCGCGGCAGCCAGACAAAAGCGATAGTCGCTACGCAATCCTGTTCACCGACATCAACCGGAAGGAGTTCGCCCGGCAGTATCCGCGCTATGAGCAATACGCCGGGCAAGACGCCATCGCACAGGCTAATAGCTGGATCACGCACGAGAATGTTCGCATCGCCGAGTATTTCCGCAAAGTCGAGAAAAAGGACAAGCTCTACGGGATCATTGGGGAGGACGGTCAGCAGCAGGCTATGAAGCGCTCGGAGCTGCGCCGCCTCGGTGCCCAGACCGTGATCGATGGCCTGGAGGAGTCCATCAAGGCGGGTGACCCCCACGTTCGCTGGCGCGATACGACTGATACGAAGATCGAGTACTATTTCATTGTCGGGCGGAAGATCGTGAAGGAGGAGACAACGGAGTGGCCCGGCAAGTGGATACCGATTGTGCCTGTGGTCGGGCAGGAGTTCACCGTTGAGGGTGTCTATGATGTCAAGGGCCAGGTCCGTGACCTGTATGACCCCCAGCGCATGTACAACTATTGGGCCTCGGCTGCGACAGAGTTCGGGGCGCTGCAGTCGAAGACGCCTTACATCGCGCCGGACCAGGCTATTGAAGAATACGAGGCTATGTGGAATACGGCCAATGTCACGAACCATAGCGTCCTTATCTACAAGCAGTACAATGATGATGGACAGGAACTGGCCCCGCCACAGCGGCAGGAACCGCCGCAAAGCGCTCCCGCTGCTATTCAGGGGATGCAAATTGCAGCCGGTGAGTTTGCTATGGTTTCGGGCCAGGTACTGCCAGAACAGGCACCTAAAGCCCAGACTCGATCGGCTACGGCAGTCGATGAGCAAGCCGAATCGGACGATGACAGCACCTATCACTATCGCGCAAATCTGGGCATGGCGCTTATGCAGGTTGGACGCATTATCCTTGACTTACTCCCCAAGATTTACGACACACCGCGTGCTCTCATGGCGCTGGCAGACGACGGTTCGACATACGAGGTCATGGTCAATCCCACCATGCAGCAAGCCGTTCAGGTCGAGAAGGCCGCTGATGCCAACGCTGTACAGAAAGTCCTTCTTAATCCTAATGTTGGGAAGTACGAGATCGAAATTGACGCTGGGCCGAGCTGGGGTACGCGCAGGCAGGAGGCCTTCAAGGCGCTGAGCGTGCTTCTGGCCGAGAATCCGGGCCTGACGACGATTATCGGCGATCTGATGCTACAGGCCAGTGACTTCCATCTGTCGGAGGAAGCTGCTATGCGGCTCAGGCGCATGGTCCCGCCGCAGGCGCTAGGCACAGGCCCGTCCATGCAGGAGCAGGCGCTGCAGCAACAGGTGGGCAAGCTGACCGACCTGTTGACGAAGAGCATGGAACAGGTCGCCATGCTGCAGATCAAGGGCAAAGGCCGCGAGGAAGCCCGCGAGATCGACGTGTTCAATGCGTTTACGCAGCGGCTGAAAGTGGTGCTGGACGGTGCGCTGAAGGCGTCGGAGCCCCCGTCACCGCAGCAAATCCAGGCCGTTATCGACAAAGCTGTACAAGAGGCGCTGGAGTCTACGATGCAACCCACGGAGAAGGCAACAGAGGAGGCTATAACGCCAGAGGCTGCCCTGGGATCACCACTCGCGGGGCAGCCTCCTATGCCTGGCATGAGGCAGGGGGCTGAAGGTGCCTGGTACATGCGGGACTTTGCCCGCAGTCCACAGTATAAGCGCGTGTCGTGACTATCGGCGACGAGTATTATAATCCTGGCAATATCAAGTGGGGGCCCTTTGCGCAGAGCACTGGGGCCCTTGGCCCCGGTCGGGGTGGCCATGCCATTTACCCGGACTACAGCACCGGGCGGCGAGCCCTGGAGCGCCTGCTGACGACGAAGGGCAGTGGCCAGAGCATTGGCCAGATTGGGTCCTGGTACGCAGAGGACCCGGACTGGGGCAAGGGCGTGGCGAATGCGCTAGGCGTCGGCCCCGACTGGAGGGCGCGAAGCGCAAGCGATGTGTCCCGACTCGCGGACGCTGTGCAACGGCAGGAGGGCACAAGAATTGGGGGCGTGGCTGGACCTATTGCCAGCCTGGGCGGCGTGCCTGTGGGGAATGGTGCGCCGCCCGCTTTCAGCGACGACGACTATGGTATGCTTCGCGCCTGGGCGGCGCTTCAGCCGCAGGCGCAGGGCCCGACCGCTGCGCAGCAGGTGCTGGCCCATCCGCAGGGGGCGGACCCGACTGCGATGTACAGGCAGCCGCAGCAGCAGTTCAACCCGTTGACAATGCTGCGCGCGTTCGCGGGCTTCGAGGGTCGTCAAGCTGGTGGTGATGTGTTGCCCGGACAGACAGTCATGACCGGCGAGCGCGGGCGGGAGGTCGTCTACACACCGCAAGGCGCTGCGGTTGTCGGCCAGTTCGGGCCGGAGCTAATCACGCCACGGGAAGGAGCCACGGTCGTGCCGCAAGCCCCCGTGAGCCCGGCCCGGGCCGCAGGCACAACCCTGAAGGGTATTGGCGGCTTCATGGCCCCGGCCATGACGAGTCTGGGCACTGGTGAGGTCCCGGCCCCAACGGCGTGGCCGCCCAGTGGCTACGAGAAAGTGCCAGAGGTCGATCCGCGCTGGGGTGCTGTGCCATTCGAGGCAATGGGGTTTCTAGAGCCTCCCGCGAAGCTGGGGGCCATGGCGATGAGCGGGCTAGGTGCAGCGGCGCGGAAAGTGCCCAAGTCAATTCTGGACATGATTCCAGGCACAATGTCGTTCAAGAGGGGCGAGCCGCTTACTACGCATATTGGGGGCAAGCCTGTTGTGTCGTTCAAACCGCCCAAGGACTGGAGCACGGTCGAGGGCCAGAACCATGACTTGAACGAGGTTGACTTTGTAGCTCCGGCTGGCAAGAAGCTGGCCTCTGGCCTGGTGATGGTGGAGCCGGACGGCCGAGTGTGGTTGGCCAAGCCGAAGGGCGGCTATGGTGGCTATGAACATACATTCCCGAAAGGAGGGCTGGAGGAAGGGCTTCATCCGCAGGCCAATGCCATTAAGGAGGCGTATGAGGAGACTGGACTGCGTGGACATATCGTGGCGCACCTGGGCGACTATGAGGGTGACACAAGCGTGACGCGCTATTATCTGGCACGGCGGGCCGCGGGCGCTCCGCAGGAGCATGGCTGGGAGTCCGAGGCGGTGCTCTTGGCCCACCCAGAGGATTTGCCCAAGCTGTTGAATAAGCAACGGGACCGTACTATTGCTGCGGACATGATTGGGCATTCAGAGCACCCGTGGAACAAGCCACCGCCAGCACCAGGGCCGACGCCTGAGTCTGTGAAAGCCGCTGAGGCTGCTGCCGGGCCCGACTATTTCCCCATGGATCACTGGAAGCAAACTGGGCCGCAGCTGGGCAGCAACCCGGGCGGGACCTACACGACGAGCGCTGGTCAGCAGTGGTATGTCAAATTCCCCAAGACGGAGGATCATGCCCGGAACGAACAACTGACAAACGAGCTGTATCGGCTGACCGGGGCGAACGTGCCTCACACTATGCTCGTGCGTGGGCCGGAAGGCAAGGTCGGTATTGCCAGCCACATGCTGCCAGCAGGCTCACCCACGTTCGCAGATATAGCTGCGACAGGGGCTGACCATTCAAGTTACCACCCGCACCTGCACGATCATTTTGCCACAGATGCGTGGCTGGCTAATCGAGATGTACTTGGATTGACTAACGATAACATTATGGTGAACTCTGATACGAATATCCCTGTGCGGATAGACCAGGGCGGCGGCCTTCGCTACCGGGCTATGGGCGAGCCCAAGTCCGATTTCGGCCCGATGGTGAACGAATGGGACTACATGCTGAACAAAGGCAAGGCGAAAGCTGTCTATGGCAGCATGACGCCCGAGAAACAGGTCGAGTCGATCGATCGGGTGCTGAACGTGCCGTGGAGCAAGGTCCAGGACGCTGTGGAGCAGTATGGTCCGAAAGACCCAAAGGTGCGTAAAGCTTTGCTGGGTAATTTGTCGGCCCGGCGCTTTGACCTTGCGAAGACTAAGCAGGGCATTCTGAAGGAGCCACCGCCGCCAGAGGCGCCGCCTGTGCCAAAGGCCGAGCCGAAGACTCCTGGCCTCAGCTGGCAGCAGTCCGACAAATTTCACCATGCCTGGGACACTGGCTCGCCCGCGACGCTGCACGGTTCGGTCGGACATTTCCCGGAGCATGAGCCAGGACAGCAGTGGTCAGGCATCGGCGGCTTGGAAGGCCCGAATAAGAGTCTGCCGTTCAAGCTGTTTGGGACGAAGCGGGAGGCCGTGGACTACGTCGAGAAGGGTTATGCCGCTGAGACCAAACCGAAGGCTGTGACCTATGAGAAGGTCGGCGAGGGCGACCATTACGCTCATGCTGGTGGCAAGAAAGTCGCGGAGATTACGGACCTGGGCAGCCGCTGGTACTATCAGCCGGGCATCCCGAACCGATACATGGTCGAGCCGATGGGCAACGGTCCGATGCACTTCGCCGATACGCTGGCAGGGGCGAAAGTCCACATCGAGGCCAATCATCCGGCCTGGGAACCGCCGCCACAGAAATTAACACCGGGCTGGGAGGCGCAAGTCCCGCCGAAGGCAGCTGCGACTGAGCCATGGATCAGCCCGGCCAAGCCGTCTGGCGCGACGGACATTGCCGCAGCATATAGGAAAGGCGAGCACGCGGGCGACGTGCTGTCGTACCGGGAGACAAAGGACTTGTGGGCTCATCATGGCTGGGGTCATGAGCATCCTGACCAGCCCTTTAAGAAGGGGGAGTATGTACCTCCATCCAGGGGGCCGAAAGCAGGCCAGGCTCTCGTTATGGACCCATTTGAGGAGATACCTGCGACGAAGGGCGCGCTTCAGCAGATGCTGACGCGGTGGCTTCAGCCGACAGAACACGCAGCTGCGCGAGGCGCATCGCCGTTCCAGACTGCCGCATTCCGCGGAACTAGAGGTTTCGGTGGGCCACCCCGAGAGTTTCCGACGCCTGGATCTGATTTCAACGCGTATTTCAGCACTGCATCACCAGAAGTGGCTATGGAATATGCAATTGGCGAGGGCTCCCAGCCAGAGAGAATGCTGTCGAGATATATCCCTGAGCGCGAGCGCCCTCGCATTCAGCATTTGCTGCTCGACACGCGGAACTATCTGCATGTCGATGCGGAGGGTCACAACTGGACTGGCATACACGAGGCTGCTGCGGCGGAAGCTGCCCGGCGTGGCAAGTACGGAGTGGTGGTGAATAATACTTACGATCACCCGACGGGGGGCAAACGTCCGGGCGAAGCTCCGCATACGGTTTTTCTGACGTTCATGCCGGGGATGCACACGGTGCGGAGTGCAGGGGCCCGGTTCGACCCGAAGCATTTCGGCAAGATTGGGCTGAAGCATGGTATTGCTATTGGGGCCCCTGGCCTGGCCGCTGCATATAGCCACGGGCCAGCCCCGGAGGAGTACCATGAGCCTAATGCACTGGGGGCGCGATGAGGGCGCAGATTACTCACAAGCTGGTCCGGGCCACTGCGATTGAGATGGCCGGAGCGCTGTACGACGAGCTTATGCGCGATAATAGGCTCTATGCGGAATGGAAGGCTGCGTACCCGGCGCTGGACGCGATGGCGATAGAGGCAGCGTTCATCGAAATGATGTGGCCAAGGCTCATTGAGCGGGCTAGGGCCACGTTAGCATCGATGCTGCACGGGCGTGAACAGTCGGGCTTGCATGACGACATTGCGACGGCCCTAATCCACGATAACCAATTCCGCGCCGCCCGGGGCAGGGCCGAGGCCCGTTGGAGACGCAAGTACGGACTAGTCAATGGCAGACGATCCTAGCATATCGCCAACGCCGGGGACTACGACTCCGCCCGGTGGAGAGACGGTTCCCCCTGCTACCACGCCGGGAGCGGAGCCGTCTCTCAGTCCTTCGATCAAGGCTCGAATGGACGAGCTGACCGCAGAGAAATGGTCGAAGCATCGTGAGGCCGCTGCGGCTGAGGCGCGGGCCCGGGTCGCTGAGCAGGCTCTTGCCGAAGCCAATGCGCGTCTCACGGCGATGAGTACTGGTCAGCCGGTGGCTCCTGGTGTGGCCCCGGCGGCCTCTCCAGTTCATGTCAGCGGGCGCGAGACAGCCGCTGAGATCGAGGCTCGGGCGCAGGAGCTTGCCCGGACGCAGATGTTCAACGAGAAGTGCGCTGGAGTCTATCGGGACGGCTGTACGCAGTTCCCAGATTTTCAGGTTAAGCTGAATGATCTCAATCGCATGGTGGGTGGGAACCTGCCACGCGAATTTGTCGAGGCTGCGCTGGCGACAGGCAAAGCGCACGAGGCCATCTATAAGGTCGCCTCCGACCCAAGCATTGCTGATCGCGTGATGACCATGACTCCGTATCAGCAGGTCGTGGAGATGGACCGGCTCGTGCGCGGCGGAACGGCTACTCCGGCGCCGCTCCCCGGCGCGCCTCGTCCTATTGCGTCTCAGCCTGGAATGCGGGGCGCTGCTCCGGCTCCAGCGCTTGAGGACGAGAACCTTCCGATGGAGGATTGGATTAAGATTAGGGAGAAAGACCTCAAAGAAAGAGGGGTCCACCCGAGATTAGCTTAGGGCCCTGCTTGCGGCCGCATCGCGGTCTTAAGGTCGAGACTCAGGCACTCGACGCGGCGCTAAAATGCGCGTTAGCGAAACCGCGTGAGGAGCTGCCATGTCATCCCTTCTGACAATTAACATGATCACCCGCGAGGCCGTTAGGCTTTGGAAGAACTCGAACGAGTTTATCCGCCTGGTGGACCAGCAATACGATGACCAGTATGCCAGGACCGGGGCCAAGATTGGCTCCGCGTTGCGTATCAGGTATCCCAATGACTTTACGGTGCGTACTGGGCCTGCGGCGCAGGTGCAGGATACGACGGAGACGAGCACCACACTGGTGCTTGCTACGCAGAAGGGCGTCGATGTGTCGTACAGCTCGCAAGAGCGCACCATGCAGCTGGACGATTTCAGTCGCCGCACGCTAGCGCCGATGGTGAACAATTTGGCTGGCGCGGTGGCTGCCGATACGATGAGTGGCGTTGAGTCTGGCATTAGCAATATCCAGCCCAATCTGGACTCTGGCGGGAATCTGATCTCGCCCGTCGCGCAGACTTGGCTCCTGGCTGGCGCTCAGCTCGACATCAACTCGGCCCCGCGAGAGAATCGGAGGATCATAGCTGATCCGCTGACTATGGCCCGCACGGTCGCAACCCTCGCGGGGCTGCTCAATCCGCAGGGCAGCATCAGTCGTCAGTATGAGTCTGGCCAAATGGCCGACGCGCTGGGCTTCACGTGGTTCCAGGACCAGACTGTGATTAAGCACACGACGGCGAGCTATACTGCGGGCTTCACAGTCAGCTCTGCTGGCCAGACCGGGCTGAGCATCAGCGTCAGCGCCATCACGGGCGGGCTCAACCAAGGCGACATTGTCACGTTTGCTGGGTCCAATGCAGTCAATCACATTACAAAGGTCTCGACGCAAACCCTGAAGCAATTCGTCGTGACTTCGGCAGTGGCCACCGGCGGCACGAGCATTCCGATCTATCCGGCGCTCATTCCGGCCGGACCGGGCGGTGTGCAGGTGCAGTACCAGACGGTAGACAACAGCCCAACAAATAGCGGCGCGGTGACTGTCACGACCGCGACGGGGCTGACGTACCGGAAGAACTTTGTATTTGCGCCACAAGCTGTGACGCTTGCCATGGCAGATTTGGAACTGCCGAAGGGCGTCCACGAGGCCGCGCGGGAGTCCTACGACGGCATCGCGATGCGCATGGTCAGCGCCTATAATGTGCAGACTGACCAGTTCATCACGCGCCTGGACGTGCTGTACGGCTACCTGTGGCTTCGGCCTGAGTGGGCCTGCGTTGTGCCAGACATTGTGTAGGCGGAGGGCTTCAGCCCATGCTCGACATCTACAAGCGAATGGAGGCCGAAGGCAAGATCGGCAAGTTCTACAAGGACGCTGACGGCGTCCTCCGGGCGAAGCCGTTCATGGAGTTCCCGAAAGTCATCCGGGTGAAGATGCCGGACGGAACGACTGTTGAGCGAATTGTTAACTCGGCCCGTGAAGAGCTGGCAGCGCAAAGCTTCGAGGCTGGCATAGCTGAAAGCGACCCGGTTGTCAAGGAGCGGAATGAGCTGCTGGAAATGGTCGCTGAGCGGGATGCCAAGGCGCAAGTCCAGACAGAGCAAATGGCGCAGATGAAGGCCGAACTGGACGAAATGCGCAAGCTGCTAGTGAATAGGCCAGTAGCTAAAGCCGAAGGCGACGAATGAGTGCGCTTGTTCCAACTACGCCGCAGGACTTGCTGACCCTTGCGCTGACGGACGCCGGGATCGTCGCGCAAGGGCAGACTCCGTCGTCGTGGGACATGGACAATGGCTTTGCCCGGCTGAACATGATGATCGGGGAGTGGTCGCAGAAGCGATGGACGCTGTATCATAATGTTGATGTGTCAGTGCTGTCCACTGGGCAGACTACGCCGTACACGGTCGGGCCCAGTGGCCAGATCAACGTCACGGAGCGTCCTGACAAACTCGAGGCAGCCTACTTTCGCCAGATCATACCGACCGCGGCGCCTAACCAGTTCGATACGCCCTTGGATATACTCCATAGCTATGAGGATTGGGCGCAGGTTAGTATGAAGCAGCTGACGAGCTTCAGCAACGCCATTTTCTATGATAGTGACTGGCCGCTGGGCAAGGCGTACCCGTGGCCGGTTATGTTGGCCAATATCTATGAGCTGCATCTGATACTGAAGATGGTGCTGAGCAACTTCACGGCGCTCAATCAGACCGTATCGCTGCCGCGGCCCTATTTTAGTGTGATACATCTGAACATGGCGCAGCGGCTGCGCGCCGCCTATAATCTGCCGCCACAGCCTCGCATTGACGCCCTCGTGAAGAACAGTATGGCTGCGCTTCGCGGAGGTAACACGCAGATCAGCCGACTGTACATGCCGCGCGAGCTGATCAAGCGCGGTGTCTACAACCCCTACAGCGATCAAGTCCAGTAATGGCAGTCAAAGGCTAGGGTTTGCATAGGAGGTTACTATGGCATTCGCAGGTGTGTTCCCGACGGCACAGGGCCCGATTAACACCCCGGTTACTGGAAATGTCGGAACTGGTCTTACCAATCTTGGCCCTGCCGGGATGGTTGGTACGTCGCAGTTGCAGAACAGCGGGCAGCCGGCTGGGGCGATTGCCAACCGGACTATCACATGGCCAAAGGACTTGTCTACGCTGACAAGCGGCGGCGTTACAGTGACGCTCAATCCGTCGATGCAGGACCCATCGTCGTATATCGGGCAACTGAACGCCGCTGGCATCCCGTGTACGATGAACATACTTGGGGAGCTGGTGCTGACGGCCGTGTCGGTTGTACCGACCGCGAGTGACAGCAATTTGCTGAAGGTGCTGGGTTTGACGTAGCGTTGTGACCCATGTTTGTTGCGACAAACATGGCCTGTTCATACTGCGTACTTATTGCGCTTACTTTCACCCCCCGAGTTGTTCGGGATTAGAAATGGAGACTCGCTATGCTCGTGCTTCAGCCCTTTCAGTCAGGCTTCCGCCTAATCAACGGCGATGACCTCAACAACCTAGCCATACGACTCAACTCGTTTGAGCCGCAGGCTGGTTTCTCCGCTGCGACCAATACGACAAGCTTCACGGCGACCGCGGCCCAAGTCTCGGGCAGTATCTCGACGCAGGTGCTCAATCTGACGGGCACGCTAGGCTCTGGCCAGAACGTAACGTTGCCCACGGCAGCATCGATTGTGACCTATCTGGCTACGCAGGGCATCATCCCGCAGGTCGGTGACTCGTACGAGCTGAATATTATCAATAGCTCGGGCGGTGCCTTCGCCTGGACCGTCCTGACGAACACGGGCTGGACGCTCAACGGCACGATGACTATTGCGCAGAACACGATGCGGCGCTTCGCAGTTACCTTCAACAACGTCACAACCGGGTCCGTAGCAATCACGCTGCAAAGCCTCGGTCAAGTCGCGGTCACTGCCGTATGAAGAAGCTCCTACTCGCGGCTGCGCTGCTTTGGGCTGCTCCTGCGGCGGCCCAAACGCCGGTCTGGCTTTGTCAGCCGGGCCCAAGTGGCTGCGTCCCGCAGGGTACCTATACTATGTCTGGTACGATAGTGGGCGCGGGCACTGGCACGACGGGGGCAGTCACGGCGACGCTTGCTGGTGCAGCGGGCAAGACGACTTACATATGTGGCTTTCAGGTCAGCTCTACGGGCAGCGGCACCTCGGCAGTCACGGTGACGCCACTTGGCACAGGCGGCGGGACCTTTACGTATCAGCTTACTGCCCCCGGCAATTTCCCGATACTGTACAATCCGTGCGTTCCGGCTAACGCGCAGAATACTGCGATCACGGTGACGGCTGGAGCGAACGGCACGGCGACAGCAGTTGACGTCAATGCGTGGGGTTATCAGCAGTGAGTCTGCTCGTACCGCCCATACCATACCAGCAGGAAACCTATAATCCGACCCCAAATGAGATCATCAACTGGATTATCAAGGTTCTCAACGGCAATGCGCCAGGTGCCGCCTTCGTCAGCGAGTGGTCACTGGTGGGCATTGAATTTGTCATGGACGGAGGCGGGACGACTATCGGGACTGGCATTAAGGGCGACCTGGAGATACCGTTTGACTGCAAGATCAATCGGGCTACGCTTGTGGCCGATATGCCTACGACTATGGTGGTGGACGTTTGGAAGGCCCCATACGCGAGCTTTCCGCCGACCGTTGCCAATAGCATTACGGGCGCAAGCCCACCGACGATCCCAGGTACGTTGGACTATCAGGACTCAGCACTTGCCGGGTGGACAACTACGGTGAGCGCGGGAGACATACTCCGATACAATGTCGTAAGCAACTCGGCGGCACAGAGGGTCACGCTGTCGTTAAAGGCTACCAAGGTCTAGACCCGAGGAGAGCCACATATGGCGACTTATCAGATTAACGGAAACCAAGCTGCAGTGACGACCACTGCCAAGGGCACGATGTTGCTGTACACAGTGACGACACTGCGCCGCCTGAAAATCTACGAGTTCGATGTTGGCGCGACTGGTGTGCCAAACGCAACAGACTGTAATATCACCATCGATCTGTCGCGCAGCATCCAGACGTCGCTGATAGCGGGTAGCGCATACTCGCCCAACCCGACTGACCCGGCTGACGGTGCCGGTGCTGCAACGTCGCTGATCAACATAACTACCGAACTGACCGGCGCTAACTTCAGTTCCTCGACGCCCGAGTATACCAACGGTATGAACCAGCGGAATACGATTCGGTGGGTGGCAGCACAGGAGTCGCAGTTCTTGATCTCCGCTGCGACTACACTGTTCGGCCACTACATGCGCGCGCTGTCGCCCAACTACGGCGGCGCGATCGCCACTAACGTGTATTATCTAGAGTAGTCGTCGCGTGCGGGGCCGAGCAGTATTCGTCATCGCGGCCTGCGACGACGGGCCAATGATTCTGGCCCGCACGGACTATCAGTTCGTGCGCCGCCTGGACCCTCTCGGCAAGGAGATCGAGGGCGTCATCGGTGTTGGGGCGTCCCTGCTAGAGAAGGGCTCACACGAACAGGAGCAGGTGGACCTGCTGCTTCAGCTCACGGCGCATCGTCGGGCAGATGCACATGGCGAGGTAGTCGTGCTCGACGTCGGTGCCAACATCGGCACACATACAGTGCCGTGGGCCAAATTCATGGCTGGCTGGGGCACCATAGTCGCGTTCGAGCCGCAGCAGTGGCTGTACTATGCGCTGTGCGGAAACTTGGCGATCAACAACGTGTTCAACGCCAGCGCGCTGAACTTTGCGGTGTCCGATCAGGATGGCATCATGCCAGGACCAGTGATGGACTATAGCCTGCCAGCCAATTTCGGCGGGGTGTCCATGCTGGAGCAGTTCAACCGGGAACAGCCGGTCAGGAATTACAGTGGTATTGTCAAGACCGTCAGTATTGACAGCATGAAGCTCAACCGCCTGGACGTGCTGAAGATCGACGTCGAGGGCATGGAGCCGCAGGTCGTGCGCAGTGCTGCGGCTACGATTGCGGCGCACAGGCCGATTATTGTTGCCGAGTATGCCGTGTGCGGCAAGTCGGCGTTGGCAGATGAAATGCCGCGCGACTATCGCTGCGACGAAATCGGCCGTGAGCTGCTGTGCATGCCCAGACACGATCCGATCTGGCAACGCATTCGGCTAGTGCGGGAGGCGGCATGAGCGGCTGGTCCGAGAAGCTGCTGGAACGCGGCATCCAGTTCGTCAAGAATCACGACTGGGAAGGCGCAGCCCGCGTTCTCAGCGATGCCGTCAAGTATGACACTGGCCTATATGAGGCCTGGGTGCTGCGCGGCAATGTCCGCATGGCGCAGGAGATGTATCTGGACGCCGCGCTGCACTATGAGCGCGCGATAGCCATCAAGGGGGACCTGGCCGACGCCTGGAGCAATCTCGGTAGCTCGTTTCTCAAGATGGGCATGTACCACGCTGCGCGCGATGCCTACCGGCGGTCCATGCAGGTCAAAGACTCCTGGGAGCCACACGCCGGTCTTGCCAACATGTACTGCGACCTGATGGACCTCGCGCAGGCCGAAGAGGAGCATCTGAAGGCACTGGCGATCGACAATACTGCCGACCGGCACTTCTATCTCGGCGCCGTCCAGCTTGGCATGGGCAAGTGGAAGGAGGGCTTCGAGAATTACTACTACCGCTGGATGGATCATCCGCAGGCGCCGCTGGCGCGGCGAGCGCTGCCGCAGTGGCAAGGCGAAGACCTCACCGGCAGGACTATAGTCTTGTACCCTAATCAGGGCTACGGCGACGAGATCATGGCGATGCGGTTTGCCAGCCGGGACTATTTGCCTGAAGCCCGTCACATCATCCTGCAAACACGCTCGCCACTGGCTACTATCGCCCACCATCCAGACCGCGAGATTCGTGCGCTGCATGGTGTGCTGCCGAATGCGGACTACGCCTGCTCCACGCTCGACATGCCGATGGTGCTGGGGCTGAATTGGAATCAAGTCAGCTGCCCGCCTTATCTGGCAGCCGATCCGCTGCGCGCTGCGCGTTGGCGCGAGCGTCTGCCGAAAGGGTTCAACGTTGGCGTATGCTGGACGTCAGGCGGGCATTATTCGGCCAGTCTGTCTATCCAGCGGGTCAAGTCGATGCGGGTGGAGGCGCTGGCCGCGTTCAAGAAGCCTGGGGTCAATCTGATTTCATTGCAGAAGCCAGTAATCGAGGCGGTGCCGCCCGAGCTAGAAATCACCGACTGGATGGAGGAGATTGACGACTTCGCGGACACGGCAGCGCTCATTGCGGCGCTCGATCTGGTGATTAGCGTCGATACCTCAGTTGCACATATTGCTGGGGCGATTGGCGCGAGGGTGTGGAACTTCGTGCGCTTCAGCGGCTATTGGCCGTGGCTCGCCCCAGACGTGTGTGGACCGGATAAGTCGATCTGGTATCCGTCGATGAAGTTGTATCGTCAACCGCGCGGCCACGACTGGGAAGAGCCAGTCAAGCGGGCTGCCAAAGATCTGGAGGAACTCCTTGCGAACACTCCTAGTGAAAATTGAAGGTGAATTGGAACCGGGCGACCTTGTCCTGCTGCAGTGTAGCAACCGGATTTACGGCGGACAGTCGAACGCCTGGGGATTGGCGCGCCAGATGGGGTCCGATCGTATCGAGGTCGTCAATGGTCATAAGACTGTCGTTGAAGCCGAGAAGCCGCAAATACGGGAGATCATAGCTGCGATTGTGCGCGATGTTAATGCACACTGGGGCGGCGGTATCACCGCGCGACAGCGCAACGACAACGAACTGGTGGTACAGTGCGAGACGTCCGTGCAAAATGCGAACTTCTACTATACCATCGAGGGCTCGAAAAAACAAAGTGTCACTATCGAGGACTTGGCATGAAGCCGTTGCGGCTGTCACTCGGCAGTAAGCCACACGGCTATCACATCGAGTTCGATGCCCAGCTTGGGTCCAGAGGGCAGATCGAGAACGATACCTACACTTGCCAGCACTGTGGTTCCATTACGATCATGCGGAGGGACACGCCCCAGGCATGGTGCAAACGCTGCATGGGCATGGTGTGCGAACGCTGCGCGCCCAATGGCGCCTGTCACCCCGAGACCAACCCCAATCGGGAGGAGTGGCTAGACGCAGCTGAGAACCGACGCCTGCTGCGGAAGATGATCGATGCCCGATGAGCGACATCGTCTACTACTCGACTGTGATAGACGACGCAGTTGCCGGGGTGTCGACGCTGATTCCTACTTACAGTGGTCCCGGCGACGTGCTGCCTGGGGCAATCGGATGGTGGGGTCTGCGTGCCTACAATGGGGTAGCGGTTGGCAAGAGGGCTGTTAATCTTCGTCGAGATAGCGATAACGCTACTCAAGATTTTTCTACACTTGCGAACGGTAGTCTGGATACTGCCTCCATTACGACGTTCAAGGGCTCGGCTAATCTGTTCATCACGAAGCTGTATGACCAGGTCGGCAGCAACGATATGGTGCAGGCTACAGCAGCAAATCAAATTCCGTTAGTGCTGAACGGTATTGGCTTGCTCCCAATAGCTTCGATGAACTCGACTAACCTTCAACAGATGGCATCTACTTCTTCTGTCACTTTGTCGCAGCCGATAACCTACGCGGCGGTATGTAGAGGCCACCCCGGGGCAATAGGATTTCAAGACGTGCTTAGAGATCAGCCTGATCTTTGTGGGCTGCTCTTCAACACAGGTGCAAACCCCTTTTTGTATGACGGTACCAATACTGTTATTATCACTCTGGCTGCGAACACATGGGTGGGCTGGGTAGGAATTTTCAATGGTGCTTCGTCTGTCAGTTACGTCAACGCGCTTTCCAATTCTGGAACGCTGAATGCCACAGGCATTAGCAACTTCATGGAGACTGGAACGTTGGGAGCAACCAACCGCGACTTAGATTTCTGTGAATTTGGGTTTTGGTCTGGAGCCTTTAGCGGGCAGGCCTCGGCTATGATTAGCAACCAGCGCACTTATTGGGGCTTCTGATGGTCGATCACCTTACACTGTGTAATTTTCTTCTGTTCAGCAATCTGTCTAGTGCACAGGCACGTTCGGCACAGATGGCTGGAAACATGCACTGTGATGGCGCATTGACGAAATTTTGGTATTCGCAGCAGTTGCTCACCGATGGACGAGCGGCACTTGTGATTGACCCCTCAGACGCAAGCCCGTATGGCAGCAAACCTGGGCCCACGGCTCTATCGCAGTTGACGCCAGCAGAGATAGCAGCACTGGTGCCATGGTCAACCGTACAGCCCTTCTGGCCTGTGATGACAACGCCGTAGCGCGTGGCTCGCCCTATCGCCGGGCGCTGCGCAGGCTGCCGTCGGGCCTGATTATCCCGGGCCCGCTGTGGCACGTCGATCTGAAAGTCGCCTTCGGCTGGGAGCGCACGTTCTATTTGTACGACTGGAAACGCGACTGTATGGTGCCGGTCGGGTTGCAGGACCTGCTTACGGGCACATCTGCCTCGACCCAGACCTATACCTCGAAGAGCAGCTGGAACAACTCCGTCAATACGGTGGAGACCATTGGCGGCGGCGGCGCTGGGGCGATCGGCGCCTCGACTACGACTGGCGGCGGCGGTGGTGGGGGCGGAGCCTACAACCGGATTGCCAATTTCAGCTTCGTGACGCCCGGCACGACCACTGCAACCTATATGGTGCAGGCGGGTCTGCTGCACACTGGCGCCTATCCCGGCACGGCACCGGATACTTGGTTCAACGGGGCGACGCTGGCGACCTCGTCGGTTGGCTGCAAAGGTGGGTTATCGCCTGCTACCTCCACATCCACCGGGTCTGCGCCAGGAGGCCTAGCTAGCGCAGGGGTACCAACCACCTCGCCGCCCGGTCGGTCCGGTGGAAGCAGTGCCGCTGGTGCCAGCGCAACGGCTGGCGGCGGTGGTGGCGGGGCCGGTGGGCCCAACGGGGCAGGCGGCGTGGGCAGTGGCACCACGGGCGGTACCGCTGATGGCGGCACGGTTGCGGGCGGAGCCCCTGGCAACCCGGGTGGCAAGAACAGTGGCACCGAGTGGGACGCTTCGCACGGCTGCGGCTCGGGTGCAGGTGGCTCTAACGCTTCCGGCGGGACAGGAGGAACCGGCGGGCTCTATGGCGGCGGCGCAGGCGGCGGCTCGCGCTCGACTGGCGTAGGCGGGGATGGTGCGCAGGGCATCATCGCGCTGCAATCGGTATTCCCGGAGTTCGCGGACATAAGCACCGATAACGCCGTGGCCTTTTTGAAAGTCATTATGGCAGTACCGTACCGATGAGAAGCAATTTTCTCTATCAGTCGCTGTTCAACGTGCCGATGCCGCCGGTGTTGCAAATGGTGGCGCTGCCCAGCCGTTCGCCGATCATCGTGCGCAAGTCGCGCGTCTTGGGCAGTATCTGGCACCTAGCGCCGCCACAACCTCCGCCCCCGCCCCCGCCAGCATACACGGTATCTAGCCGTTCGCCGATTATTGTGCGAAGATCTCGGGTGCTCGGCAGCATTTGGCATGTGCCACCGCCACCTGTTGCACCTGCGTTTGTGCCGCCGCCTGTTACGGAAAGTCCTACTGTACGAGTTAAGCCGTTCCGAGTTGCGCTGGAGCGCATAGGGTTCGACGATACTTTCCAGCCGTTCTTGCAGCAGGGCCCGGTTTTTGCCGAAAGCCCGACGCGCGTGCGGCCACCATTTTTGCTCAGACAGTGGGGCGATATTGCGTTTCTACAGATTGCCTACACGCCGTCAGCGCTGGCATTTGCGGAAAGTCCCTGGCGGTTCACCCCGCCGAAAGCGTTCGAGCAACCCGGGTTTGTCTCGTTCACGATTGCGGTGCCGACGCCAGCGGCTTGGGGCATGTTCAGCGAGCCACAGTGGCAATTCAAAAAGCCGATGCCGCTCTATCCATGGACTGATTATCCGTTCCTGCCAATCTCGCTTGTGCCACTGGTGTTCAGTGATAGCCCGCTCAAGTTGCGAGCCGCGCAGGCGCTCAAGCAGTGGGCCGACTACCCGTTCTTGCCGATCAGTCTGCTGCCGTTGGTGTTCAGTGAAAGTCTGGGAGCAAACAAACGGCCGTTTCTGCTACAGCAATTCGCGGATATTTCATTTCTGCAGATTGCCTACACGCCCGGTCCGCTGACATTCAGCGAAAGCCCCTGGCGAGTCCTGCCGCCGGTTCGCAGCGAACAGCCAGGGTTCGTGTCGTTCACGATCGCAGTGCCGACGCCAGCGGCGCTGTCGTTCAGCGAACCACAGTGGACATTCAGAAAGTCAACACCATCGCTGCTGCCGTGGGCCGATTATCCGTTCCTGCCGATTGCCCTGCGGCCATTGGTTTTCAGCGAAAGTCCGGCGCGGACTGTGCCTGCGAGGGCGCTGCAACAGTTCGCAGATATTTCGTTCTTGCAGATTGCGTACACCCCGGGGCCACTGGTCTTTGCAGAAAGCCCGTGGCGAGTCCGATTGCCAAAGACTGTCGAGCAGCCTGGATTTATCTCGTTCACGATTGCAGTACCGACTCCGACTGCGTGGGGCATGTTTAGCGAAAGTCCGCTGGCATTCAAGACGCCGTTCCTGCTAAAGCAGTGGTCAGACATCAGCTTTCTGCAAATTGCCTATACGCCGTCGATCTGGGGCATGTTTAGTGAAAGCCCCCTTGCCATTGTCAAGCCGACGCCGTTTCTGCTCAAGCAGTTCGCAGACATCAGCTTTTTGCAAATATCTTACACACCGTCGGCGTTCTGGTTCTCGGAGAGCCAGTGGGCATTCAAGCGTCCGTTCTTGCTCAACCAATGGGCAGACATTTCGTTCCTCCAGATTTCCTACACGCCTGGACTGTCGGTCTTCAGCGAAAGCCAGCGGGCGCGCGTTGCGCCCAGGCCGTTCGATCAGGCTGGGTTCCAGTTTGTCACGCCGTTCGCAGTAACGCCCACGGCACTATCGTTCAGCGAAAGCCCGTTGGCACTCAAAGTGCCGTTCATGCTCAGACAGTGGGCGGACTACCCGTGGTTGCCCATATCGCTTGTGCCGTTGGTCTTCAGCGAAAGCCCCCTCGCACGTCTTGCGCCGAGGGCGCTGTTGCAGTGGGCCGATATTGCGTTCTTGCAGATTGCATATACACCCGGGCCACTGGTCTTCGCGGAGAGCCCGGTCCTGACGAAGCCAAGCAAGGCCCTACTGCAATGGGCGGACATTAGCTTCTTGCAGGTTGCGCTCACGCCGAGCATTTTCTGGATGGGCCAGCGCGAGGACGTAGTGATGCTAGTTCGCCCGGCCATTGTGGTGAAGCTGGCGGCGACCGGCAATATCTCATGGATACAGCCACCGATATTTATAGTGAGGGGCCACAGCTACGGCTACATCATAGGCTAGACCATGCCACAGATCAAGCTCATAGGCGGGTACTATCAGGCGCGAAGTCTTATCGCCAATGCACAGCGCTGCGTGAACCTGTTCCCGGAGAAAAACCAAGAAGACGCTCCGTTTCCCTATACGCTATACCCAACGAGTGGCCTGACGCTGTTGGCGCAGGGCTCTGGAAGCCAGTGGCGCGGGCTGTATTTCACATCGACTGGAGTGCTCATTGGGGTGCTGGACAACAAGGTCTACAGCATTAGCTCTAGCTGGGCGTTAACGCAGCTCGGCACTGTTGGCACAGCGGTCGGGCCGGTTAGTATCTATGAAAATGGCATCTACGTGGTCATCGGAGACGGGAGTGGCTCGGGCTGGACGATATTGCTGGCAGGTTTGGTCTTCGCCCCGCTGAGCGATCCGACGGGGACTTTTGTCGGGACGACGGGTGTGGATTTTCTGGATACCTACTTGCTGTTCAATCAACCTGGGACGCGGAACTTCTACTCCAGCCTGTCGAATAGTATCACATTCGACCCGCTGTTTATCGCCGCCAAGACGACGCAGCCGGACCTGCTGCAGCGACTCCTTGTCGTCCACAAGGAGTTCTTGCTCATCGGGCAGCGGACGACTGAGGTCTGGTACGACGCTGGGAATGCGAACTTCCCGTTCGCCTCGGTGCCTGGAGTATTTCTGGAGGTGGGGACCCCCGCCCAGTGGAGTCCAGCCAAGCATGACCTGAATGCGTTCTGGCTGGGCCAGGCCCGGGACGGTGTTGCCACGGTGACGATGTACAATGGCTATGCTGTGAAAGTCGTAAGCACCCCTGCGATTTCGAACCAGATTGGCAAATACAGTGTCATCAACGACGCTGTGGGCTTCTGCTATCGCGAAGCCGCTCATGTCTTCTACACGCTGACGTTCCCGACAGCGGACAAGTCGTGGACGTATGACATGACCGAAGGCTTCTGGCATGAGCGGGTGTCGCTAGACCCGGCGACGGGGTCGGAGCACAGGTGGCGGGTGAACTGTGCAGTGCAGGCTTATGGGGTGCTTGTGGGTGGGGATTATGCCAATGGCAAGTTGTATCAGATTGATCCGAATAATCCGACTGAGGACGGGTTGCCAATAATCAGGCGCCGGGGCCTGCCCCATCTGACTAACGAAGGCAAGTATCTGAGCCATGACCGGCTCCGACTCGATGTGGAAACGGGCACCAGCACGCTGCCTAGCTCCGGGGGCTTCCCAGGCTGGTGGCCAGAGTTCGGCTTCACGTCGAGCGACTTGATTGCGCTGCGCTGGAGTGATGACCGGGGCCGGACATGGCAGACGGACCCCCGGTACATGCCACTCGGAGCACAGGGCCAGACGTACACGTATCCACAGTGGACGCAACTGGGCACGGCTCGGGATAGGGTGTATGAAGTGTTCTGGAACTCGACGGGGCAGGTGGCGCTGAACGGGGTGTATGCGGACGTAACGCCGGGGACAGACTGATGACAGTCCCTACCGAGTTTCCCCAGTCACCGACTAGTCCGATTGCTGACCTGGACACCGGGCGGGTCACGGTGCCATGGCAGAACTTCTTTATATCGCTGTGGAACAGGACAGGTGGGGCCACGGGCAGTCTAAGTTTCACGCTGGATAGCCTGGGGCCCCCTACTTTGGGGGCCACGCTGTACAGGGGGACGACTGTCTGGCAGCCTCTGCACATTGGCACACCGGGACAGCTGTACACCGTCAGCCCAACGTCGTTCCCGCAATGGGAAGGTCTGTCAAGTCTCATTGACCGGGCTTTTGGCAACACACCAGGGAGCATGATCTACCGGGACCCGATAGGGGGCTGGCAGCTGTTGCCACCTGGGGTGGCCGGAAGGGTAATGCGGATGAGCCCTGCGGCAACGCCAATCCCGCAGTGGACAGACAGGCTGACGGTTGACGCTGGTGGCAATGTCGTACCTGGGATAGGGGCACTGGCGACGAACGCGACTGACGGCTTCCTGTACGTCGAAGCCTGTGCAGGCCAGCCGACCGGAGTGCCGACGGGGTTCACTGGCCGTGCCCCGACAGTCTACGACACGACAAATCACGTATTCTGGATATACGATGGCTCGTGGCGTCAGCAGACGGGGCAGACCGGGGTGTTGAGCGTACGGGCTGCTGGTGTAGCCTTCGGCACAGGCAATACCGATACCAGTGTTGCTATCCTGTTGCCGCCCGGTCTTACCCGGTACCAGCTGCAATCTGTGGTGATCTCTGGCGCTAGCGCCACGCTCAATCCAGCGACTTGCGGGGTGTTTAGTGCAGGGGGCGGCGGTGGGACCGCTGTCGTGACTGGCGGGACTGCGGTGACGGTCACGGCTTCTGCCGACAACACGAACAACAATATGCAAGTGCTGGCGATCGTGAATGGGGCGACTGAGTCATACAACTTTAGCCCATTGTTCTTCCGAGTGCAAACCGCCTCTGGCGGGGCCGCGACGGCAACGGTGACGTTCCAATATCTGCCGCTGTCGTAGGGCCACAGGCCACGCCGGGAGCATTCCGCTCCCGGCGTCATTGACACGGCACCGTGCGAGTAACCACACTCCTGCTAGGAGACGTGCGTCATGGACCCTGTTACCATAGGCTTGCTCCTCGCGGGCACCGCTGCCAACGTTGGCGCCTCTATCTTCGGGGCCGAGAAGCAGACCGAGGCCGCGAAGGCGGCGACCCAGGCGCAGATGGATATGTTCAATCGTATCCAGGGGATGATGCAGCCATACGTCAATTTCGGAGCGAACTGGGGCATCCCAGGCTATCAAGAGGCAACAGGGCGGTTCGAGGGGGCTATCCCGGGCCTGACAGCTCCGATGACTGCCGCGGACGTACAGGGCACGCCGGGCTTCCAGTTCATGCTGGATCAGGGCCTCAAGGCCACGCAGGCGGGCTACGCGTCGCAGGGGCTGGGCTCCTCCGGGGCTGCAATCAAGGGCGCAGGTCAATACGAGACGGGCCTGGCCTCGACGACCATTCCACAGTGGCTGAATTTGCTGCTTGGGCAAAGGCAGCAGATTTATAGTCAACTGAAAGGCGCAATCGACCCGTATGGCGGGGCAATCAGGGCTGGCACGGAGGCTGGTCAAGCCATTGGCCAGTTCGGCACGACTGCCGCGACGAATGTCGGGCAGAACATCATGGGCGCGGCGAACGCGCAGGCGGCAGCGGCGATGGGCGCGGCTGGGACTATCGGGAATTTGCCGGGCCAGTACATGCAGTATAGTCTGTACAATAAGCTCATGGGGCAGGGGGCATCGACGCCGCAGACGAGCACGGCGATGGGGGCTCCGACAGGGATGCCTGCTGGGCCGTGGTCTACGCCGACGGCGGGTAACTTCTCAGTCGCAGTCAATCCGCTGGCTGGCTTTACAGGGGCTCCGCAGTAAATGCCTGAAGGTATTACCACTGGTATGTACCAGCCTGCTCCGCAGGCCAATGTGCTCGGCGCGGTGGGCGAGTTTGCGCGGGCGCAGAACCAGCTCAATCAGGCCAAGACGTTTCAGATGGAGTTTTCGGCCCGACAGGCACTCGGGCCGATGTTGAAGGCCAGTATTCAGCCCGATGGCTCGATTGACACGGCAAAGCTCTTCCAAATGGTCGCGGCGCACCCGGCGACGGGATGGAAGCTGCCTGAGCTGGTCGAGGGCTTTCTGAAGAATGAACTGACGACACAGGAGATTGCTAATAAGCACCTGGCAAATGCGCGTGATCAGTTCGATAATATGTCACGGCTGCTAGGCCCGGCGTATGCCGGGTCGCTTCGCAAGGCGGCTGACCAGTGGGAAAGAGACAAACCGGGTCAGCCGTATACGACCGAGGACCTGCACAAGAAGGCGTCAATGTCGCTGAACGAGCTGACGCAGGCGCTTTCGCCGGGGATAGGCTCGGGCCTTTTCAATGGCAAGACACTGACTAGCTTCCTGATGGGAATGCCGGGGGTCGGAGACAAGACCAAAGTTGGTGACTTCAACACTGAGCACGCCATTCTCGACCATGTCAGGAACTTGGCTATGGGGTCGGAACGCGGCAGCGCGGCGGTGACGGCGGCGCTCGGGACGCCGTCCATGGTCGCGGCTGGCGGCATCACGCAGCCGGTTGCGCCGAGCCCGCTGACTGGGGCAGGGATGGGTGCCATTGCTCACACGCCGACACCGGCAGAGCTGAGTGCTCCGGTGGAGACGACTACCCCTGGCGGCGTGCCGCAAGTCAGTCCACGGGCCACGACTATGCCAATGTTCCAGATGGGGCCTGGTGGGCAGGGCATTCAGCAGACGGGAGCGCCTCCGGCGGGAGCGCCTCCGGCAGGGGCAGCAGCTGCACCTGGCGCAGTGGCTCCGCCGCCTCCGGGCGTGGCCCTTCGCAAGGGGTTATCGCCGTTCGAGAAGGAGCAGTCGGACGCGTTCAGTGAGTACTATAAAAACTTGCAAGGGGCTGCGTCGAAGGCGCTTGACATCACGCGCATAACCGGGGAGCTGCGGAAATCGGTGGCTGAGCACGGGCTCGGCCCGGGCATGGCCACGCAGAAAGCCATCTCGCAGTTCTTCTCGGCTATCGGGATGCAAGACCTGTCCGATAAGATCGCTGGCGGGAACTATGGGGCGCTGAACGAGACGGAGAAGATGGCCCTGACCCAGGCAGTTGGGCAACTGCGGGCGCAGATGCTGGCACGGACCATGGGCGAGGGCTCCGTCGGGCGCACGACCCAGATGGAGTTCACCACGTTCCTGAATGCTAACCCGAATATCCTGACTGACCGGCGCGCGTTCATGCGGATGCTGGACTATGCGGACATGACGGCACACGGGACGATGTACGAGCAGAAACGACTTCGCGCGGAGATCAAGGCGCATGGACAGAAGGACCCGGAGGTGCTGTGGGACTGGCCAGCTCATTGGAACGAGCAGATGATGACGGAGCCTGCGCTTCAGCGGTTCATGCGTCTGCCAGATTGGGAAAAGAGTGGGAAGAAATAGGTGGCCGGCTTCAGCACAGATTACGGTGATCTCAATGAGGAGGGCGCACCTGCTGCGGCTCCGCGGGCAAGCTTTAGCACAGATTATAGTGATCTGCCGGAAGTAGCGGCGACTACGGGAGAGACCCCGCCAGCAGGGGGCATGGAGTGGGGCCCAGGTCTGCATTTCCTCGATGCTTTGTTGATGGGGCACCTGCCGCAACTGGCAGCAGCTGGTGGTGGGGAAGCCCAGATGGGCGTCATGCCAGATAGCATCGGGCGACTGGCGGAGGCGGCGCCCTCGCCCGAGGCGCGAACTAGAGCGGCGCAGCAGTGGGAGGCTGCTAGAGAGGCCTGGGCCAAAGAGCATGGGTATGCGGCGGCAGGCACGGAGATGGCGGGGACGGCCGTTCCGCTTGTCGCTGCGCTCATGGGACAGGAATATGCGTTGGCACCGCTTGCGGCCCGACTGTCAGCGTTGGGGCCTCGCGCAGCGCAGTTAGTAAACTTCCTCCGGGGTGCGGCTGGAGCGGAACGGACGGGAGCGACTGGTGTGGCGGAGCGGGGAGCTTCGCGGGCTGTGCGTGGGGTGGTTGAAGGGGCAGAGTCCTTGGCGGGCGAGAAGGCGGCCAAAGGTCAGCCTGTCACGTTCGGGGACATTGCGAAGGGCGCAGCCCTTGGCGGGACCTTCAATCCACTGCTCCGCGGCTTCATGCCCCGGGCGCGGGAGATGGGTCCGGCGGAAGCCATGCTCCGGTCGATTGAAGGTCTGCCCATGCATCACCGCGGGCTCGGAGGGGGAGCCGCGCAGGCTGCGATGTCGGTACTCAGGAGACCGGCTGAGAAAATAGGGCCGCTTGGTGCGACAGTTACGGGAGCTGGTCTGCTGACGGAGGCCATGACTCATCCGGGAGCCACTATGGAGCTTATGAAGGCTTTTCCTCTCGGTGTGGAGACACTAGGCGCCGTAGCCCTGGCTGGTGGCCTTGGGGCAGCCGCGGAGCGGGTCATGGCTCGGCCAAGTTATCAGCAACGGATATATCAGGGGGCGATGGGCCAGGGTATCTATCCGTATTCGCGGATCAATCCGCTGACACCGTTTGTGGTCTCGCCAATGACGCAAGAGGGGGCCAGGCCATGAAGTGGGGAGCGTTGTGGGCCATCTTTGTCGCAACAAATATGTGCCTGTGGGGCTGCACCCCGGCCCAAAGCCAGCCACAGACGCAGCAGACCATGCCCCCGGCGAAGCCCCAGTTCCTCGACAACAACGGGACGCCGCTGAGCGGCGGTAGCGCCTCTTTCTACGTGCCCGGCACGCTGACGCCAAAGACAACCTGGCAGGACACCTACGGGACGACTACCAACCCGACGATAGTGCCGCTGGACGCTGGGGGTCGAGCCTTTGTCTATGGCAATGGGCTGTATCGGACCATACTGAAGGACGCGAACAACAACACAATATGGGATGGCCTTACCGGGACTCCATTCCCGACAATGGTGGGCAGCAATAATCTGTCTGATGTGGCGAACAAGGCCACAGCCCTGAGCAATTTGGGGCTGGGTTGTCCGATGGGCAATGGGCCGAATACTGGTACGCCCGGGCAGATGATCGGGGTGTTCGCGACATGCTTTGGGGTCAAGGCGGACGGATTGACTGACGACACGGCGGCGTGGAATGCAGCCGTGGCGTACATGAACAGCAATGCGAACACGGCGCTCATAGCGCCCCCGGGCGTGTCGCTGGCCTCGACATTGACCACGATCACGGCGACGAACGGCAGCATTAGCTGTCCGAATGGCGTCGGGCAGTGTACGCTCAGCTTGTCGGGGAACCCTGGCATTACGTTCAATGGGGCTCACGGGGGCGGCCTGTATAATATGCGGGTTGACAACCGGGGCGTTGCCTGCGCAGTGTCGGTGTCCCTGCAGAATGGCAGCGTCGGCCAGAGCTTCAACAACGTGGTGCTGGCGAATGCCGTCGGCACGTTCTTGCAGGTAGGCAACGGCTCGGGTGCGGCGTCTGGAGGCGCTACGATCAGCGGACTAGTGGCCTCTGGCGGCGGCACCTTGCTGAATACGCCACCCTGTCCAGTTATCAACGTACAGGGCCCAGGCACTGGCCTGAACATCAGCAACAGCTCGATAGGCTCGACCACGGGCTCCGCCGCGGGGCGAGACTTCATTGACGTGGCGCTGGTCGGGCCTAATACATGGGCTGGTTTGCAGGTCACGGGCAGTATCATCGGACCGTTCAATAAGTTCATGAATATATTGTACAGCGGGTCGAGCGCAGTGCTGTCCAATGTGTCCGTATTAGGCAACACTATCCAGAACTGCCAAGCCCGATGCTTCGACGTCAACTCTGGCTCGGGCGTGACGAGCGGGATAACTATTGCCAGGAACCATATAGACGGCAATAGTACAGCCGACATCTGCCTCAATCTGGGCGGAGTTAGCGTGGCACAGGCAGACATTGTCAATAACCGTGTCGTCAACTGCAATGGGAGCGGTATCTTCGTTGGCACGGCTGGCAATGCGGTCCGCGACGTGCGGATTACAGGCAATAGTCTGACGGCGATTAACACCGGGGCCACGGGCTCCAGCTTTGGTATTCAGGTGATAGGCAGTGGCAATGCTGGTACGCTTAGCAACATTTCGATTGCTGGCAATGATGTGGCACCGGCTACTGTCAGCAGCACGAAGCCGGACACCGGCATTGCTATTACCTCGTCACCGCCCGGGGGTACTGGCGCTACGGCTTGGCAGATTGCTAATAATCAGGCACTGGCCAACACGACGAATTATATCTGGCCTACGGGGACAACTGATATCGGGCAGGTGCTGAATAACATTGGGCTGGCGGTAGCTGTCTCGGCTGTTGCGGTTGGCAGCTCGCCGTTTACTTACACGGCAGGAGCACGTCCGACGACGCTTTATGTGCAAAATGGAACTACTGTGGGGGTGACTCATGGCGGGTTCCAGGTCTGCCCGGCTGTGTCGCCGCCGAATGTATGTACGGTGCAGCTACAGCCGGGTGAAAGTGTAATAGTCTCGTATGTAGCGGCACCAGGCATAAATCAAGTGCAGCATTAACGTGGGGTGCCCGCGGACGCAATCGGCAATGGTGTGGTGAAGGGTGATGCCCGGAAACCGAATTAAACGCATCACGAGCCACGCCAAGGGCGTGGCGTGGCGTCCTATTGCGATTGGACATTGGCGAAATTTACAGGTCACGGAGATGGCATTGTGAACCCCGGCGGTGTTGTTGAAGAAACCGGAGCCACGGCTCGCACTTTCATCGACGCGCTGAAGGGCCAGCCAGCGACCCTGGCGTTGGCCATTGCCAACCTTGGAATGCTGATATTCATCTTCTATGCACTGACCAAGGCAGCAGACTTTCGCGACAAAATGCTGACCAACGAGCAAGCATTTGCCAAGCATGTGACAGAACTACTGGCTAAGTGCGTAGTGCCAACGACTTACACAAGCGAACCGCTCAAGCCGCTTGGCGAGGCGGCTGACCCGCACAAAGGAGTCGAATGATGAAAATTGTTATTAGCTCAGGGCATGGGAAATACATCCGAGGCGCCAGCGGCTACCCGGTGCCGCCGCAGCTCGATGAAGTGGACCAGGCCCGGCGAGTCGTCGAGACTGTGGCCGGGTATCTGCGCGGCGTTGGCGTGACGGTGGTCACCCTGCACGACAACGTCAGCACGAGCCAGAGCGCCAACCTAAACTGGATCACGTCGCACCACAATGCTGAGGGCAGCCACGACTGGGACGTTTCAGTCCATTTCAATGCCTACAACGGCAGCGCCCACGGCGTCGAGGTGCTGTACGTCACGCAGGAGAGCATGGCCAAGAAGCTGGTCGATGCGATGGCAGCGGCAGGACATTTGACGAATAGGGGGCCCAAATACCGGGGAGATCTGGCCTTTCTGAATAACACTAATGAGCCAGCCGTGTTACTGGAGACCTGTTTCTGCGACAACACGGGCGACAGCAATCTGTACAATCAGCACTATGATGCGATCTGCCGGGCGGTCGCGGAGACACTCAGTGGCAAGACGGTTGGCGAACAGCCCCCGGTAGAACCGCCGGTCGAGCCGCCGACGGAGCCGCCCCCGGCTACAGGCGATCCGCAGACTGGCACGGTCCATAGTCTGGTCGCTGGCGATACGCTCAACATTCGGGCCGGGTCTTCGAGCAGCTCCCCGATCATTGGGAAGGCCGAGAATGCGGACCTGGTCACTGTGGTGGCCAGCACCTGGAACGGCGACACGGAGTGGTACAAGCTGAAGTTTGGTGATGACCATATGGCTGGGGTCGCAGTCTATGGCTGGGCCTCTGCGGCCTACATTGATGTCGAAGGGGACATCCCGGGAGCGGAAGGTGAGTGGCATAGCAATATTACTGCTACTGAGTTCGGTGGTGGCGGCGACGATCAGGATAGTGCTTATCCTGATATTGACTGGATCGATTCTAACACTCGTGGAGTCGCACTGCCTTATAAGTGGAAAGAGTCACCCCGACCGAAGGTGACGGTGAGGGGGCCCGCTGGCGAAATTACGACAGACATTGTGGACTTGGGGCCCTGGAACCTGGACGATCAGGAGTATGTGCTGGGCACTGCCCGGCCGATGGTTGAGACTCAATATGAGGAGGGGACTCAGGCCGAGAACGGGCAGGTCCCGACGAATGACGCAGCGATCGACCTGACCCCGCCGATTGCCGCTGCCGTTGGCATCAGTGGCAAGGGCAAAGTAAGCTGGAAGCTGGCGTGACTGTGCTGGCACTGATGCGCTTGCTCCGCCGCACGATCATGGCAGCGGCGGTGCTATGCATGGTGCTGTCTACTTTGCTGGCGGCTCTGGCAGTGGCTCTATGAATACGGGGGCCCACTGCCCGTTGTCGGGTTCGACTTCTAGCTCGTCGAGGCGCACGCAGTTGAAGCTGCGGATGCGGGAGGGGTCTTCCGTCTTTAGGCTGAAACCGGCGTTCCAGCAAGCCAGGTTGCTGTCGAAGGGGACCTCAATGACGTCGGGGATCAGGCTGACGCTATCGCCAGCCAGAACGAACAGAACTAGGACGTATTTCATGGCTCGTCGATCTCGATGATGAGGCGGGCGGGAGTGCCAACAGCGATGCCGGGGTCTTCGTCAGATATGCGAAAGCCATCGGGCATCTTGTCCAGCACGACGAAGTAGCCAAGCTGTTCGTATTCTACCCTCTCCACACCGCTCTGTTTCCAGCTACGTTTGGCCCGCTGGCGGGGCTCGATCTTGGCGACTCTAGTGGGAAACGTGTACCTTTGCATCTGCGGCTCCTGCCATGATGGGGATGAACAGATCGGAGTGGCCCCGGGCCCGATCGAGGATGCCGGAACTGACCATGGCCTCGATGATCTTTGCGCTGCGGTCTACGTTCTTGATACGGTAGCGGAGGAAGTCGTGGAGTCGGGCCCCGTGGACTGGACTCTGCCGCCGGATGAACTCGTGGCAGATGAAGTTGTATAGCTCGTGAATTAGGGCACTGTCTGAGGTGTGCATCATGTTCTTGAAAATGTCGGGCATGACGGACTCAGCGTCGAGCATCCAGGCCCGGGCCCGGTCGAAGTCTTCGAGGGTGACAGTCAGGGTAGCACAGTTGTCTCGGGCCGCAGCAGAGATCATGGCCAGCTTGATGACAGTCGTTATGCGCTTGCCGTTGTAGTTCTGAAGGCGATCGTGGCTAGGCACTGGGGGGAACCCAGCGTTGTACCACGCGGACAGAGCGATCTGGGCCTTCGGCTGCCATTGGAGCTGCCCATGAGCTTTGACTAGGTCTTTCAGGCGGGCAATGAGCCCGAGTCGGCCCTTCTCGTTGGCGGGGCGCTCTTTCCAGAGATCCACCTTCGGTGACACATCGCTGTAGATCATCATCAGGCGAGCCGGGAAGCCCATGGCCCAGGCTTCTTCCGGAAGGACGCTGTGCAGGAAGCCCGGCTGGGCCCCTGCCAGCAGGGTGATCTGCGGGCAGACGATTGCGATCTCCTCTTTGATGTACTTGCGGCGGACTCGCAGGTTGGGCTCACAGTCCCAGATCGTGCATAGGCGACCGAGGAACTCCTTGTCGAAGGCGTTGCAGAAGACGGCGAACTCGGCCGCTGGCACGACCATCGAGTGATACTCGAATTTGATCTGGCCTTCGGCGTGGATGATGCGCTTGGACTCGATTAGTGAGTCTAGCATCGCCGCGCTGGTCATGCTAGTCGGGGCAACGTGAATGTCTTTAGTAGCCATCCACAGGTCTCGGGCCGGGTCGATGGCTTTGGACTTGCCGACATTGGGAGACCCCGTCAGCGCGACGTACATATTGGGGAACGTCGCGCCGCCAGCGGTACGGGTCCAGAAACGGCGCTCCATGCAGCCCGCCAGGACGGCTATGCCGGACCATAGGCGGTAGATTTCGGGGGTGGGATTTCCGTCTGTATACGCCATATAGGCGTCGAGCCAGTCAGCTGCCACATCACATCACCCGTGCCAGACCAGTCGTTCGTTGGCGCTGGTCTTTGCCCTTGTATTTTTTCAGGCCATCTGGGTTGTCCGGCCCGAAGGCCCCCCAGTTCCAACCCGTTTTGGATTCTCCGGGTACGTCGAAGGTGCGGGATTTGTGCGTGAGTGGAGTCGATATGAGGGCTAATGCCTGTGCGATGATTTCGGCTTCGTTGTCGGACTCGCGGTACTGGAAGTATAGGGCGTCGTGGACCTGGGCGAGTATTTGGACGCGGGTGCCCATCGTATTCCATATGCGCCACAATGCCAAGTTTAATCGTAGGGCTGTGGACGATTGTGGGCTATGGGCGATGGCTTCCCGCAGCGTAGTGTCATCCTTAGGGCGGCCGAAGAAATGTCGAGTGTTGCCGAAAGGCGTGGTGATCGATTGCTCCGTCTCTAGGCATTGGGCACAGTGCCGCCACCAGCGCGGGAAGGACGGGTAGGCCGCGATGTAGGAAGCCTGAAAGGCTTCCATGACGTTCAGCGGGACTTTAAGACTCCGGGAGGCAGTCCACGCCGTTCCCATGTAGTTAGTGTTTCCAGTCACTGATATTTTGCCGTTTCTCCGGACATAGAAAAACTCGTTAGTAACTGTTGGGCATAATACTCGACAGTTATTGACCGTTCGCTTCACCCAGCTGATAGACGCACCGGCTGCCCATATTCGGTTGTTTTGCTGCAACCTATATGGCTGCCTCCAGCCTTTTTTGAGTGATACGGGGACCTTGGAAAGCGCCCCGCCGATCCCACATATTCTTCCAAAGGTCTGTATCCATTCCAGGTGGGTACAGTCGGATGAACTAAGAGTAACGGCCGTTGCACTTACGTGACCATCCCAGTGTTTGTACTCGTCTAAGAAGTCTAGAAGGCATTCTATAGTCCAGTCGAACATGAATGCGCCAGCGACTTTAGGTAAAGAGCCAATGACCCAGGTCTTATCGCCACGACGCTCGAACTCGTACCCGTACCTGGTGCACAGTTCTTCAAGTCGCGATATTTTTCTGTCTTTCTTGAGATGAAAGACCATTCTGTTTGCGCTGTTCTGGTGGCCGTCTGACATAAAAGCGGCGATCAGTCTAGCTGGAACTGTCTCAGATCCACCTATCCAGCCGTTGCCTAGTGGCATATGCGTCTGTGGACCATCCTTGGCCCTGCCGACGTAAAAATCATATCGCTGGTCTTTCTTGAATGGTATTCTGTGATTGTCAGTCGCGTTTATAGATACAGAATTGCCGTCGAACTCGTGCATTGTCCCGGAATATGGCTCGTCCGTCCATTGCCTAACGTCTTGGAACTGTGATTTATCTTGTGGAGTCCATGTCATTATTCGGCTGGGTTTACTTGCTATCGGGGTCCACCCGAATGGTGTTAGGACTTCATGGTCTTCTGTGAGACATAGGTGTCCTCCTCGTTTGGCCATGTCCCGGTGGCTGAAGCCTCGGTAGAAGGGCTTATTGGCGTCTTCTCGGCTTCGTACAAGGTCGGGCCAGATAAGTTTAGCGGTGCTAGTGTGGAGGTCTCCAGCTTCACACGCATCAAGGTATCTCCAATCGCCGAATAGAGTTCCAAACAACCAACCAACTTCTCGGGACTCGGCTTGCTCCAGGTCAATTCCGCAAAGCTTCCATCCGTCATCAGCGACGAATACTCGGCGTAGCTCAGGCGTGATGTTCTGAAGGTTTGTACCAGTTCCGAAAGCGTTAGAGCTAGAAGACCAACGCTCCGATTCTGTACCGGCGATGTTGTAACTGGTTCGCATTCGGCCGTCGGAATCGACTTCAGTGGCGAGGACCTCAATACGCTTAGCAACGTCGCGGATCGCCAGTATAATCGAGACAAAGAGTCGCGCATGATAGTATACCTCGATTTTCTCTAGGGCCTCCCGATTGACAGAGACGCGGCGCTGGCCCTTGAAACTGAGTGTCACCTCGGGGATACGCATCGCGCCGTAGAAGAACTCCTTGAGCTGGGGGTAACTCCGGGCGTTAAGGGGCCGGCCCCAGAAGGCGATTGCGAACTCGTTGAGCATGTCTTGAAGGCCGTCCCGTTCCTCACGCAGTGATACAATGGCGCTTTGCCTTGCCATTGCATCAATGGCGAAGCCTCGCAGCATCATCTCTAGGGCTGGCGCTTGCAGGGCCAGCTTGAAGCCGTAGGTGATCGGGGGCTCGTTAAAGAGGCGGTGCAGTTCTTCGAGCACCTCGAACGTGACGCAGCAGTCCAGACCGCAATAGGTCTGGAGGGTGTCGCCCGGGGTCAGGTCGTTGAGGCGAAGGTTGTGGGTCTCGACGATCATAGGGTCACGCAAATGGTCAGGGTCGCCGCTGCGGCCCAATAGATCGCTCGGCGGTAGTCGCCCTCGAACAGGTATGAGGCGCTGGCCCCAAAGTCGAGTAGGATTAGGGCCCCGACGAATAGATACGGGACATTCACCATGTCACCCGATCGGACTCTTCCTCGTCCCACTCCAGCGAAATGTCGTAGCTGTCTGACGATATGTTGTAGAAGGCCCGGCCCCGGACCTCCTTGTCGGATATGAACTCGACGGCTTTGGCTATGGAGAAGGCCAGGTCCTCAGCGTCGAACTGCCGGGGGCTGACCTTGATGACAGTCACCTTACTCGTCACGTTTCAACTCCTCTGCATCGCGCCGCATCAGTTTCCAGGCGGCCTCGTTAGTATAGATTGAACCGAGAAAGCCAAGGCTCTTCGGCAGTTCGGGATACATCGAGTGATGCAACAGCATCGTATCGGCGGTCATGTTGCGAACCGGACAGCCGCATTTGACTAGGTACTGAATGTCGTACAGGCCATTTTGGAAGATTTTCTGACAAGGAAGGGCGCACAGGTCGGCGACTAGGTTCCAGGCAATAGCTTCGTCCTCCGGGTCGTCCCAATAAGACCAGCCTGGCTTTGCTTTGTCCACAAAGGGGATGACTATGGCATAGGCCCGCGATATGGCAAAGCCAATGCAGCGGATTTGGCCGTTCATTGTCTCGATGTCGATGGCTAGGCGTTCTGCCTTCTCCGCAGCGTCCATGAAGGTAATTAGCTCGGCGATGGTCGGGTTGATTAGGACTTGCCGGTGGGGCCGATTGATGTGGGGGAAGCCCCGCTCGACAGCGGCTTTCATTAGGTCCTGAATGACGGTCGGGCGCTGCTGCCATTGGCGTATGATAGCGGCGGGGTGGATGGTCGGAAGGACTTTGAGTCCCGGCAGGGCGCTCGACTCACACACAGCACCCCGCCGGGACATTATGCCGGACGCATAACATAACGCGGCAAGTGCAGCATTGCCAGCGGCAATGACGAGATTAGGACGGGCTGCTCGCAACTCAGCGAGCAGCCGCTCGACTTGAGGGGCCATGATGTCGCGCGGGATATAGCCGCCCTGCTTAATGGATGGCCACGGGTACGGCTCGCCGCGTTCGGCCTTCGGCACGCAGATGGACTCTAGGTCATTGGATGGAGGTCGGAACGCGAGCACGTTTGTGAATAGCAAACTTGCCGCGTTCAGCCACGGCTCGCGGACGTCTACCCATCCGTGGTCCCTCATATAGAAGGCCCATTTGGCTCGCCGGTGGTCTGCGGGCGCGATGTCGGGCCAGGCTTCGCCCAGCATGTTCCACAGCTCCTTGCCAGAAGCGCCCACGAACGGACGCCCGGTCTCGGCTTCGGCCTCGCCCCAGGCTTCCCCGCAAATGACTACCCTTGCATCCCTCGGCCCTGACGTGTGCGCGAAGGGCTCAGTCATGGCGGGTCGCCTGTTCCTTTAACTCCATCGGTAATCTTTCTCATCTTCCCATGCGTCAAATATTTTCACCGCGCAGCCACTCGATTTCGGCCCGCAGCCGCTCGATCTCCTCCGCCATTCGATGACGTTGCTTGTTATCCTCATCACGTTGCTCCCGGAACTCAGCCAAATCCAACCGCAGCTGCTCGAGCTCGGCGGCGGCCTCATTCCCTATGGCTTGTAGGTCATACGGAATTTGAAACTGTAAAGCGCGCAATCGCTCGACGATGTCGGTCATCTAGAATATCCAAGGTAGCCAATGCCCTTGAGCTAGATCAGAGCGCAACCGGTCTATCTCCTGGTCTCCCAGCGCCATCTGGTGCTCTAGGTGGAGTTTGTCCCTCCGCAGCCGCTCGATCTCGTCGGCGGCCTCTTTATATGTGGCTAATAGCTTTTCTAGATAGGCGCGACTTGGTTTCCATTCTGCGTCTTTCAGGGTCCATTCCACGCGCTCTATATTCTCGCGCAGCCGCTCAACGATGTCGCTCATCTGCCCTCTAATACGGCACGCGCATGGGCAACGCTGTCCCAACACTCCAGGCGCGGCGGATTAGGCGCGAGGTTGTTCACTCGCTCATAGTCGTGGACCTGGTCAATGATGGCCTTAAGCGCCGCCCGCAGCCGCTCAATCTCGTCGGCAGCCTCCTTGCAGTCCTCTTCCGCATCTTCTGGCCTTGGCCAAATGCGCCGCCGTAGCCGCTCGACGATGTCGGTCATTGGGCGACTCTCCGTAGGGCCCGGAAGCTGCGCAGGGCAGACTGGGCCGAGTTGAAGTGCTCCTCGTCAATCTCGAGCCCTAGTACACGGACGGCGCCCAGGCTTTCAGCGGCACGAAGGGCAGAACCACTGCCACAGGTTGGGTCCAGTAGCGCGGTATTGGCATCGACAAACATGCGGAAGAAGTGACGCAATACAGGCTCTGGCTTGGTGCTAGGGTGGTAGGTTTTGTCAGTGGGAGCGCCGTAGGCGTCGGCAATGCCAGCAGCGGCCAGAGGTCGGTCCTCCCGACTTGCGATGATAGCAGTCTCGTACACATGGCGGGGGCCTCTGTTGGGGTCGGCCAGTATCCCGGCGTTGTCGGTCTTATGCCAGACGATAGGGCTGCGCCAGAAGTTCAAGAAAGGAGCCTGTTCGCGGAAGTATTCCAGCGTCTGCCATTGGCGACCGACGTCGGCGGGGAGCCAGAACATTAGGTGTGCGCTAGGCGTAGCGAATTGGTCGAAATGCTTGCACAGGGCTGCAAGTAGGTCGTTGTAGGCGCTAGCCCCGTCGTCGTAGGTGGTGTACCGAGTGCGCCCGGACTGATCGCCGCCCCACACGTTACCCCCGTAGGGAAAGTCGCAATGAATGAAGTTGAACCGGGGGCCGGTGTAGGCCCCTGCCCAGCCGATAAAGTCGGCGCGAAGGATTGAAGGAGCCGGGCCGGGGGACTGGACCGACGCCGGCTCCCCCTCCGGGCCATCAGCAGCTGTGGCAGGCTGTGGCTCGAAGACCTGCCGCCCTGCATCTTCGATCGCAGCCATGGCATCTTCGATGGCGCGCTCGTCTATGCGGGACAGCGTGTTGTAGGCTTCGCGGACAGACGTCGCCCGGGCAATGCGGGGCGAGTCAAGGTCACGCGCTACGCGCAGATACAAATACAACTGCGACTCGTTCAGGGCTTCCGCGGTATGTTGACGGTCCCAGTTGGGGTCCTCCGCGGCGTAGATTTCGTGAAGCTCGGCGACAGCGGCGCAGCGGTCGCGCCAATGCAGCTCTGTCCGCCGGAGGTTTTCCTCAAGTTCGATGATCTTGGCCTCGGTCGGAGATAGCTCGCTGACGTAGCGGCAGGGAATATCGTGCAGGCCAAGCTCCCGCGACGCCTCTAGGCGTCGCTCGCCTGCGACTAGGACTAGCTCGTCAGTGACGATAATGGGGTTGTAGACTCCGCGGGCGCGGATAGATTCAAGCAGGCCGTCATTGTTAACGAACTCGCCCTCGATGTCGCGGACGACTCGCCGTTGGCGGTCCTCTCGGGGGATTTTGATCTGGGCCAGGGGGATGCGCTTATATTTGTTCAATAGCTCCATGTGGACTCCGAAAAGTGCGGCAGCTGGTGCTCTTGGACGGTCATGCCTAACATGGCGAGCGAGGAAGGCTGTAGCTCGCCAAAGGCCGGGGGGTGGCCGCAGAGCACCTTTCTGTGATGCACCGACGCCGCCGCTCACCGATGGGAGTTACTTAACCCCCCGGCTTAGTTTTGGAGCCGAAGGCTCAGGGCTGGCCTTTCATGCTGCCCACGTCATTGTAGAACTCGCCGGAGCCGTCGGTCGCGGCCCTCTGCGTGACCTCCATGATGACCGGGGCGTTCATGGTGTCGGGCAGGGTTGACTCGAACGAGCGGCCTGCCACCTGGATGCCGCAAGACTTGATGAAGTCCTTCAGCCGGTAGTCGGCGTCCTGGGTCAGGTAGTAGTCCTTACGGAGCTGCTTCTTGCTCAGGTCCACGCCGTTGAGGGACTCGTGATCGACGCCGTCTCCCGCGGACGTGACAGCCAGCAGGAAGCGGACGAAGGGTGTCTTCTTCTCTTTGCTGACGTCCACGGTGAACTTGGAAACCCGGCCGTAGTAGGTGCCGGGCGGAAGCGGACGGGGCCGTTCGACCTCGTCCAGGTTCTTAGAGAGTAACTTCTTGAAGTCCACTGCCATTGGAGTCTCCTTTTGTGCAGGTGGGGTGGGGTTGTGGGCCATCGGCCCGGGGTGGAACCCTGCTGGTTCGGCATTAAGTATTCTCCTTTACTGCCTTGAAGTAGTCTGCGAGCCCGGTTTCGATGGGGTAGTCCGGCGCAACGCGGAGGGGCGCGCTAGTCTTCGCGCTGACGACGCCTTGGGATCGAGTGTAGATGCGATGCCGCGTAGCATTCCCAGTGCCCATTGTCTGTGCGAGTAGGACACTGTTGAAATATCGCGGGATGTGTGGGCTAAGTGCTCGTCCAATTGCTGCTGGAAATCCAATAACTGCGCCGGTGGCTTCTTCGTTTTGCGGGGCAAGACCGTTCTCCGTGACTAGGGTGATGTGGCCAGTGACCACGATATTGCAGCGCACCGACTCATCGTAGAGCATTTCGAGCAGGGTGCGGAGCAGACGCTGGGCTTCGCCGATGTCCCGGCGGGCTTCGTTCTGCGTGCGGCTGACGCCGAGTTTGCCATTTAGGGCAAGGTGCCAGTTCAGGGCGGCGCTGGAGGCCATACTAAAGGAGTCGATGACGAGCACATCTTGCTCCGTCCACGACGTGACCGGGCCGAGGTCTTCGTCGCCATCGCGCCAATGCGAAAGCAGGTCGGTCATGCGCTTCCAGACTGTGGCCTTGGCCGGGACCAGCTGCCCGCCGATGTTCCGCATGGGCTCGGTCAGGGTCACGAAGGAGACGTTCTTGGCAACGTCTGGGTTGCGCTTGACGTAGGGCGAGGCCGGGTCCGTCAGGAACGCCCGGAGAATGTCCAGCCCGTTGTCCAGGTCCAGAATACGGAGTCGAAGACCGGCGGCAGGTAGGCTAGCCAAGCCGCCGGTCTTGCCGCTACCGCTGTGCCCGATGATGAGGCACTTGGTGACGGACTTGCTGTGATGGTTGGTGATGAGGGCCATGGCTATTGCCGGGTCATGCCTGTGGCTAGGGGGTTAGCCCAGTGGATAGGGGCTTCGCCGTCTGTTGCCATGTAGGCAAAGTCGATGGACTCGAGCGGGATGAACACGGTCTGATCGACGTAGTGGCCGTTGGCCTTGATCGCAGCGATCTGGATAGGGAAATTGAAGCCATCAGGTACGTCCGACTCGTAGATGTGGCCGGTGCGCAGGTGGATGTGGATGCGAGCAGTCATAGATGGGTACTCATTGCATCTAGCTCGGCGTCGTCCAGCCAGTCTGGCCGCGGTCCCCCATTCAGGAAGGCGGTGATCTCGGCCGCGACCGTCTGGCTATCACAGTTGAACAGGGCGTAGGGCTCACTGTTCGGCTCACCCGAGTCGAAAATGACTTGCCATTGTGTAGTTGTTCTGTAGTAGGTATGCATCAGATGTCTCCTCTGACACGAAGGGGGTCCCAAGTTCGGCGCTGGAAACTGGCGCGGAGCCATTCGTCGCGGATGGACGGGACGTGGGAGCATACCCCTCTGAAGGGGCAACCGCCATACAGGCCGCACGACTTGTCGTTCATGGGCCAATAGTTGTCCCGGGCGAACTTCTCGGCTTGCTCCAGCCAGTAGCCCAGGTCTTTGTACCACTCGTCGAGCTGGGCCGGGTGCCTGGGCACAAGGCCGCGACCGGGACGGCTGAATGTCACAGCAACCTGAATGGCGTCAACGATGAGACCGGCCACGGGCTGGCTATAGACCACCTTGCTGGCGAAGGAGTATAAGCTGAACTGGTTGTCGGGGCTGTATTTGGAGAAGTAGTCCGTGGACAGTGTCGAGCCAGTGGTCTTGATGTCGGCGATGTAAGTCCGCTGGTCGAAGTTGGCGGTAACGAGGCGGTCCATGTGGCCGCACAAAGTGACGGGTTCGCCGTTGAGGCAAATGTCGGTCTGCATACGGAACGACAACTCGACGGCGGGCTTGCCATTGGCCAGCACGACGGTCTGCAACGGGTCATTGGGTCCGTACTCGTCGAGATACCATACGATAGTGCGGAGCAGGGTGAAGCGATTCTTTTCGCGGTGGTCGCTGAACCAGGGGCGCATAAGGTCGTAGTCGTATGTGGAACGCAGGGCGCGGTCTACGGCAGCGTCGAGGGCGTCGTCGTGGCTGGCGCCTTGCGCCCGAGCCAGGTCGTAGACGTGGCGAGCGGTGTGTACCTCCTGGCCGAAGCGCAGGTGGACTGACTCGGCGCGGGGCGTCCAGCCGGGCTCGATGGCGGTGCCCATGGTGAGCTGGTATTTGCGGGGGCACTCTTTCAGCAAGCCGATCGAGGTTGAGTCCCATGCGAGTTGCATGGTGGGCAGGGTTGTGCTGAAGGCGGTGTTCGTCATCAGGAGCATGCTCATAGCTTTAGCTCCTTCAGCGCGTCTTCGAGGTTGAGCGGGGTGCCGGATGGGAGCTTGGGCGCCCGGGCGCGGGTCTTACCGGCGGCAGCGTCCTTCTCCCATTGGGCGCGCAGGCTGCGATAGTAGGCGACGGCCTGATCGCGATTGGCGCGGGTGAGCGTTCGGGGATCACCGGACATGACCTCGTCCAGGCGTCTCATCTCCTCGTCCATGGACTTAGGGTCGGGTTCGGTCAGGGGGCTGGTGGGCATGTTCGACTCCGTCTATGATGTTAGAGATGTCGGCGACGGGGGCCCTGGACTTACCGAGGGCCACCGCGTCGAGTTTGTCGAGATAAGAATGCAGAATAAGCTGGATGGCAGCCGACCGGGTCATGATGCCTCGGACAGTGTCGAGGCGCTCAAGGTCCCGGTCGTGCAGCCACAGGTGGACCCGGGATTTAGGCTCACCGTCTCGGGGCATTGCTTACGCTCCGTCGATGATGAGGCCAGTGGCGGCGGCCGCTTCGCGCTTCGCGGCGACTCGGCGTTGGGCCTCCGCGACGACAGAGGGCAGAACTGAAGCCCGGGCGACAGACGCAGTGAATTTGTCGTGTAGCTCCTTGGCGTCCATGCCCCGTTTATTAAACTCCTCGCGGACGAGGGCTGCGGCAATGCGGCGGGCTTCGGTCTCGACCGGGTCCGTTGCGGGCGGAGTGGCAAAGCTGTAGGCCGCGTCGTACTCGGCGAACTTTTCGCGCAGGGCACCCTCGGTGACTTTGTCGAGCCCAAGAGGCGTGCCGTTCAGGTACTGCTTAACGGTCTTAGCGAAGTTATTGCGAAGGTTGTCGCCCCGGCACTGGTTGAGGACGGCGGCTTCGATGGGGGTGCAGACGTGGCCGGTGCGATAGGGGGCACGGGCGGTGAACTGGATACCTTGGATTGTCAGGGTTAGTGTGGGTTGGTCAGACATGGGATACGACTCCGTGTGTGTTGTGAGGCTACATCATAGGCGCGGTCGTTGTCAATGTCAAGGGTAATCGACACACCTTTGGTTTTCCGTAAGTGGGTCACGGGTGCTCCGTCTGCTGATACCGCAGGTGATTGCTCCACCAGGCGGCGTACATGTTATGCAGGGCGTTCTCGCTGACGCTGTCTTTGAAGTTGTCGTAGCTCAGATCGCGAAGGCGCCGCCGCAGCAAGTCGGCAATCAGGCTGGCTGGCATGTAAGCTCGCCAATGGTAGTCGCGCTCCGGCGTATAGGTAATGGCCTCCGCGTTGCTTGGGCCGAGGAAGGCAGCTAGGTGGGAGCGCTTGCGCGCCCTCACCAGAAGCTGGCCTTTGTGGGGGCCTCCCTTGACGATCGAGAGGAAGCCGTCGTTAAGGCATATCCACATTAGCAGTGCTCCGTCAGGGCTGCGAAGATGTCATCGACGCCGGGGGCCGAGGGCGTGGCCTTTAGCTTGGGCTTGTCGTTGACTGCGTAGTGGTCGGGCAGGTGGGCCACGTCGTTCAGCTCTGCGATCAACTCCCGGCCGTGCGGGCTGTCGAGGCACACGAGCGAGTCGAGGGGCCACTGCATAGCCGGGTAAGCCCTGTGCCCGGACGTGGGGACAATCCAGCCCAGCTCGTCGCCGATCTGTAGCTGGTGTGCCACGTCGAAAGCTGGCTCGCCACGGACTTTGTGGAGTATGAGATAGTGACGGGGCTTAGTCATTGGGCTCTCTTGAAATCCAGGCGGCGAGATCCTGCGCGGCGAGGTAGTATTCGCCGCGCTTGTAGACCTTGCCGGTGATGCCCCCAGCCGTCCGTAGCATGTTGGTTGGCGTCCAGGCGCTGTTGGGTTTGATACGGTGCTGCGCGTACATAAGCAGCCCGGATTTAAGTACCATAGCACGGTACAGCTGGACCTCTCGCGGTCCTGTGAATACGATGGGCTTAGTCATTGGGCTCCTCCGTCTTTAGGAGTTCTGACAGGGCGTGGCAGCGCTCGATGGCCTTGCCGAGGGACTCGATGTTGTTGATAGCGGCATTGGCAATGGCGATGACCTCCTCGGTATGGTCGTTGTTCTTGAGCAGGCTGTAGCCCTTCTCCCGCATGGTGCGGAAGGCGCTTGCCCGGGCGGCGTGCCAGAACATGCGGCCTGCGGCCTGAAGCATGTCATTCCGCTGGTCCGCGTCCTGGTGCCTGGAGGCAAGGACGATGAAGGCAAGGGCGGCCTGCGCCGCCTCCCCGTAGCTGTGGTTTCCCATTATCTCGACGTCAGTGACTGTGACTTTAGGCATGTGCATACTCCTCTGCGTGTATCCGTTGGTTAGCGTAAGCAGTTTCATTGCCCGTACTCCTCTGAATTGGCCTCTATCAACGCGCCACGTGTCCTAGTCTCTATTACGTGACGGAGGTTCATTTCCTGTCGCTTCTGAGCTTCGGTCACAGCAAACCTCGATGGCAGGCGCCAAGGGTCCAGGTGAATTACGATACTAAACTCTAATCCCTTGGCCCGGTGGCCGGTCGATAGGGTCACCGCGCCGCTATCGCGGCTGAACAGGATTTCGATCTCTTCGAATAGGCTTTGGCCGCACTTTGCACCAGAGCCTTCGAGGATGGCATTCAGGCTTTCAGCCTGGTCCGTCACCCGGTCCATTTTGGCCTGATCGTCCTTGACCTGCGCGATGCTGAACTCCTGGTCTCGCCATGCCTGAATGGCCAGCGCCATGGTGTCGGGCAGGTCTTCCGGCTTGATGATCTTTTTCGCTAGCGCCTTCAGCCCCTTGCCGATGTCACGGCCCAGCATGTGGCAGCCATGGCCGGAGCGGATGAGCTTGAACGCTAGGGTCACAAGCGGCGCGTTGTTGCGGCATAGGACCGCAACGCCGTGGCCCGAGTTCAGGCCGAGCTTGTCGAGGTCCCAGCCCTTGGGCGCAACGGAGAAGCTGCCCTCCGGGTTGGACTCATGCGCCTTGTACAGCGGGGCGATGTGGTGCTGGCGCTCGACCACGACCCGAGGGCAACGGAACGTGACGGACAGGGGGAACTCGAGCCAGTCGGGCCGCATAGCCTTGATCTTGGCCATGGACTCGAAATCTGCGCCCCGGAAGGCATAGATCGACTGGTTGGGGTCACCCACGACGAACGGGCGTCCGTCAGGACCCAGCGTCTTGCGTAGCATAATGTGATTAAGCGGGCTGAAGTCCTGTGACTCGTCTGTCATCACATTGGCGAAGCGGGGAAAGACCCCGTTGAACAGCGCACTCATGTAAATCTGGTCATCGAACGAGACGTTCCCAGCGAAAGCCTCGCGGATGGACTCGATTAGGGCCTTCCGGGCGAAGCCGAGTAGGACTGGAGTCATGGCCATGGGCTCGCCGATGGCCAGCCACGTGGCCTCGTCGTCGGGGACCAGTCCGCGGAACTGCGGATACTTGTCGGGGATAAGTCCTTGCAACATGGCCTGGGAGACGGCCCAGCGGATTGCGGCCCACTGATCGCCGTCGGCGTTGAAGCCCGCCTCGCGGCAGGTGGCTGTGACCAGGCGGCCAAGTTTCTTCTCGTCGACAATCAGGCGCTTGCCAATAGCTCGGCCCCATGCTCTATGTCCGAGCCCGTTGATTGTCATGACGTTAGCCCAGTCGGGGAAACGCTTCTCGAGTTCCTTCTTTGCGCTGACGTTGAAGGCCAGCGCAAGCAGGTTGCTATTGGGCGGCAGGGCTGTGGTCATGAGCACGAGGGTCGTGGTCTTACCGGTGCCTGGGTGGGCAATGACGATGATAGGCTTATCGCTGTCGCGGACGCCCGCGAGGATATCCTCTTGTTCAGGGGTAGGCTGCAGCATGAGTTACTCCTTATTGGTGTTGATAGCAGGTGCAATAGGGCCACCGGCAGCCATACTGCCGGTAGCATTTGGCGGGCTTGTCTTTGGCCTCGTCGTCCGGGCCCGAGCAGAAGCCGTAGGCGACGAGGGCGATGATTAGCCAGAAGATAATGAACTCGCCCATGTTTAGGACTCATTGTAGCAGGCGTCACGGAACTTGTCGTAGTCGAAGCCATGGTCGGTGTCGCAGTCCTGACAGGCCAGGGCGATTTGATCGACGAGGTCCTCGTAGGACTCGTCGGCGATAATCTTGCCGGTGAAGCCCTTGCGGTAAGACTGCAGGGCTGTAGCGAGGCGGGTGAAGTCGGGCTTAGTCATGTTTCAACTCCGTTGTCGGCGGGATTGCCGTAGATAGGGCGCACGCGCCCTATCGGCTGCAATCTCAATGTCTGGCTGCGGACCGAGGCTTGTCCATGCCTAAGCTGACGGGCCTGTCTTTGTCAGTTTTGTCGCGTATCACCGCGAGGTTGCATCTGAACGACCATCTCATGAGCGGGGCCACTCCAGTCGGACGACGGGCGCGCCCTTCATGTCGAAGCCGAGTGTGGCGACGGGCACCTCGCCCGCGTCCATGAGCGGGGCGATAGACGCGGCCTCGCCGGTCTTGGCGGCGATGTGACCGAGTTGCCGAGGCGGGACCATGTCGTCAGCGGTGAAGCCATAGCCTGCGAGTACGTCCGCGTCGATGAGCACGTCGTAGTCAAGATCGGCTAGGTGCAGCCAGACTCCGATGGCGTTGGCGTCGTAGGGGTTGTCAGGCTCTCGGCGCAGTTCTAGTGGCGAGCCAGTGCGAAGCGCCGCAAGCAGGGCTTTCGCGGGCGGGTGAAAGTGCGCGCCGACGAGCGGGGCGGAAGCGATGTAGTTAGGCATTTTTGGACTCCTCAAAGGCTTGCATGCGACCTCGAGATTCGTAGCTCATGACTTGTCGTACTCCTGGGTTAGGGCGGGCAGCCATTGTTGCCCGTCATAGTCGTAGAAACGGCCCGTGTCAATGGCCTGGGCCGTGATGAAGCGCTCGATCATGTCGCGGTGGCGGCAGGTCGGGCGCGAAGCCTGGAAACAGGAACAGCCGATATGGCCGTTGAATAGGGGCATGTCGTAAGTCGACTCAACATTCAATAGCTGATCGAACTTGACCATGCGGTAGCCATGGGGGATAGTCCGGCAGTTGTATAGCGAGGTGAGTGTCCGGGGAGTGTCCGGGGACTGTGCGGGGAGTGTCCGGTGGGTGTCCTTAGGCGCTGGCACGGTTGCCTCCATTCAGGTAGTGGACAAGATCCTGGGCTTGCCTTTCAGTAGTGAAACGGGCGATGTCATGCCACAGGCCGTCCGGTTTGAAATAGCCGACCTCGTACTCGTCGCGTTGCAGCTGTGGCAAAGCCCGTCTGATGTAAACCCACATCTTCGAGATCCTCCAAAGGCATTGCGTCCAGTACTCGGTCGGGACGTACATCCAGGGCCACAGCTCCGGGGGTTTGTCCTTTTGGGGGACTTTGACCCGGCGCTGTGGCGGGCGGACCCTGGGCTTAGTGCTCCGCTTCGTCTTGCTGCGGCTCGTTCTCTTGGCCATGAGTCGCGTCCTCAAGCTGTGGCGCAGGCGGCAGCGCCGGTGCCCGAGCCGTCCGCATGATCTGCTCGATGTGGCGGAGACGGCCCAGCTCCTTGCGGAGGAAGGTTTCCATCTCGGTCACGGCGCGGAGTTCCTCCTGGGCGAAAGCCTCCGCATCGTTGCGGATTTTCTCGCCAAGGCGGAAGGCCTCTTCGCCAAGTCGGCGTATCTCGGCGGCCACGCCAGAAGCCCGCTCTTGGGCTATGGTCTGACCGGCTTCGACGCCGAGCGTATCGCCGCCGCTGTTGCCGCTGCTCATAGCGAGTGCCTCTTGGCAGCAGGCTTCGCAGTGGGCTTCGCCGCCGGGAGCGGCGCGTCCTCTGCGACGTGCGCGATGAGCAGGGCCAAGGCGCCGCGCAGCTCGGCTAGGCCGACGTCGTGGTTGGCCACGTTGATATGCTCGACGTGGGCCGCAAGGTCTTGCAGTTCTTTACTATTCATAGTCGGGTCCTTTCAGGGACTGGTGGGGGCGGATGTCCAGGGTTCGGCCGTTTAGGTGAATGGCAAAGCCCCGGAGTCTGCGGTACAAAGCGTTCCGCAGGCTGCGAGCCTCCGCGTTCGAGTTGAGCGTCAAGAGGAGCGGCCCGAGGGCCGCTCGCTCGACGATGGAAGATACTGTGTCGTGGGACCAGCGCACGGGGCTACGCCCTGGCTCTGTTATCAACGACAGACAGTTCCTTGATGCGATAAATGCGGAGTGCGCACTCGCCGTTGATGTTGACCCAAAGTCTGTCGTTGACGAATGAGACCTCGACGAGCTTGGCACTGGGTATGTCGAGCATTGGCATGTCTATTACAATGCGCTGGGTCATGCTAAGTCCTCCTTGCGGACTGTGTGGATGATTTCGGATAGGCCCGAGAGCAGCTCGTTCAGGTCGATGCATAGCTCTTGGGCCGTTTGATCAGCGGTGTCGGTCAGGTATGTCCGGGCGCGGACGATCTCGGTCTGCGCCCGGAGCAGGCTGTTGATGACGATAGTGCGGTTGCGGTGGGTCACAGCGGCTCCCCGGTGATTTCCTCGCCCATGGAGATGACTTTGTCGAAGAGGAAGGTCTGCAGTTCACGGGTGCAGTCCGCGAAGCCGTGTTGCAGGTGGATGTATTCTTCGAGCAGGGTCGAGGCGATCTGCTTCGTGCCCTGCTGAAGCGCGGCCTTGGCGAGGTAGATCTGGCCGTCTTTGGCAAGACCGAGGATGCCTTCGCCCAGGTCCATGACGGTGGTGACTGGATAGGTGCCGCGATTGGCGAGGCCATGCCGCTCAAGGAATGCCCAGGCTCGCGCGAGGGACGTGGACTCGACGCCGGTCGGGGTGCAGGGCTTGTAGGCTTTGACCAACGCGCCCTTCCGCTCGAGATAGGTCCGGGCGGAGCCGTTGCACCGGACCCCCAGGCTCTTCACGGTCTGAATGAAAGCCTCGGACGGGGTGTAAGACCCGGCGTTGCCAAAGTCGAGATTGTCTCGCTCGTAGGTGCCGGTCTTTGCGCCGAGTGTGTTGCGAAGAATCTCGGTATCTTCGCATTGCGATAGGCTCGACGCAACGCGATAGGACACGCGCCAGAGATCTTCAAGGGTCCGGTCCTCAGTCAGCTGCATCTCGTGCTTGATGTTGTAGGTGTAGAGACTGGGCTTCTGGAGGGTGGCGACTCGGACGCCCCGGTAGAATACGTGGCTTGACGGGCCTGGATGAACGTTGGCCTCGTGGCCTTCGAACAGGGGCTTTGACTGGAGGAAGATCTGGCCACGCCGTGCGTACTCATTGGCGAAGGCGTCGCCCTCGACGCGGACTGTGGTCGTGTCGGCAGTGGGCGTGGTCACGCCGAGAGCGTGATCACCGTGCTCGTCGAGATTGTTGGCATAGATCTCGCGGAAGGCTTGCCACATCTGCCAGTTCCGACCCAGGTCGGTGGTGATGCCCAGGGGCTCGCCGTTCATGCGGACTACGTGAAAGTCGCGCCCGCGAATGGACTCGGCTCCGGCGGTGAAGCGGAATGCTTCGCATCCTCGGTAGATGGTGATGGACTGGGCGTTGCGGAGCAAGACGGCGATGGCGTATTTCAGGCCGGTACCGAAATAGCCGATCGGGTTATCGGTCTCCTTGACGGAGACGCCCATGATCTGGATAGCGCGCAAGTCGATGAGGCCAGGGTTTTGGAAAGAGACAGTCATTGGCATGATAGAGAACTCCGGTTAGAGGTTTGGCATCTCTGGGTGGGTGTCCACACTGACGCCTGCGGCAGGATTGCCGTAGAAGCGGCGCGCGCGCCGCTTCGGCTGCAGTCCCTAGATAATGGCCTCGTAGACGCCTCGGCCGAGCTGACGGGCCTTGCCCATCTTGACGAGCCGGC